ATGAATGGGGAACAATTGAAGCGAAAAATTGCGGCTTCTGGGCACAATGCCTCAGAAGTAGCAAGAATGATTGGCATTAGCCAGCAAAGTTTTAGTCAGTCTTTATCGGCTCAAGACATCAAGACAGGCCTTGTGGAGAAGATCTCGGCAGCTTTGCACTTGCCAATCTCCTACTTCTTTGATGAGACGACCAACAGTGCTGTTGCCAGCGGAGACTCCTCTGTAGCAGCCATCAACAGCCATGTGGAGGGTAATGCCGTGCTCCAGGAGAGGGTGAAGTCCTTGGAGGCACTGGTGGAGGAGAAGGAAAGAACAATCAAAATACTGATGGAGAGATGAAAGAATTATTTTTTATCGGACTCTTAGGAGTCTTTGCTTACCATTGTCAAGCCAATGGGCGTGAATTTAATGGTACGTCGCTGAATGTTAAGAACTTGTTGATGTGGGCAGGAGCTATTAATTACTTAGCCTTCATTGTTTTGCTTATTGTTAGTTTTTGGCATTTCTCATGGTGGATGCCAATTGTCACATTTGTAGCCTCAACAATACTTGGCGGAATCACAGCAATTTTCTTTCAGAGAAATCTAATCGGGATGATTGCTTCGTTCATTCTCGTAGAGGTGTTTTTCTTTCTTAGTTGCTTTGCAGTATTTTAAGAGAGAGAAAAATGAAGATAGCACAATTTATAGCCCGAATTATATTTGCTGGTATACTCTTGTTTATCTTGTATCTCTTTGCCCTCAACGGAAGGTACCAATACATAGAGAATGGTCCTTATGCTGTTGACAAATGGTCCAATACAGTTAGTGAGCCTGTTAATTGGAAAGAGTTTAGCAAAGGAGTCAGCCAAGAAAACGACACGACTTTTACGGAGACTCAATCACCAGAAGAATCAGAAACTGAAGATTATGAGTAAAGAAAAACTTATTACTTATCTTTTGTGCGGTATCTGCTGCATAATTATTTGGGCAGTTTTGATTACTGTGCTTGTAGTATTGAGATGGAAATTCAATGCATTTGCAGGAGGTATATTAATCATGGCTTGGACGGGAACTTGTGATATTGTCAAGCGACAAGTGCACAAATATTTCGTGCATAAGCGAAATTATGCTAATTACCAAACAAAACGAAGACAAAAATTGCTTGATTGTCAAGCAGGTGCTCGTTGCGAAGACATTCCGAAACATCAAGCCGGGCACCACGGTACACTTCACCCGTCAAGAGCTCGGCAACAAGGACATCACGGTCTACTCTGCGGTCAGAAGGCTGAACATGAAGGCCAAGACCGAAGAATACTCCTGCCGCACAGCCGACGACGGCTCATGGTACGTCACGCGGCATTTACTTTAAACATCCACACGGGGCTCGGTCGGTGATCCTCAATAGGCGCTCGTTTCGCTTAAGTTAGATTTTATCGATTGTGAATGTGTCCGACTGGGTCCTTTTATATTCTTGGGGAGCGCGCCGTCCTGGCGCGGTTCTGCCTGACGACATTCAACCGTCCCCGGGTGCAGCTCCCCACTTTAAGCCACTTGAACATGAAGATAGCTTGTCCACAAATCTGCCTCTCCTGTCACTGGGGTATCAACTGTATCAACGGACGCTATTGCACCAAGGTCCGTAAGTACGTCACACATCATACAGTAGCTCTGTGCGAGACTTCAACAAAAACGTCAACTCAATTAAACTTAGCATTATGAAACAGATCATCAACATCTATCGCAACTGGCGTATCGTCGCTACGCTCATCATCGCAGCCGTAGCTACGATGCTCATCGCATCAGACAATGAGACTACCATGCAGTTCGCTATAGCCAAGACCATTGGCATCGCGCTGCTCTTTGCTGACAGCTATCTCTATCTGCACTGGAAAGCTGAGGGTAAGATGCAGGAAATGGACAACATTACCGAGGAGGACTGATTATGAAGATGATCTATAACTCATTCTCCGACTGGGCGCAGGTGCCTAAGAAAGCACTTATAGGGTTTGTACTCAACTTCGTGCGCCTGCTCTGCTCGGTTGCGGTCGGGCTGATTTCAATATTCGCAGCTTTATACGGGTGGGGCAAGTCCCACACAAAGATCGTACTTATTACTCTGCTCGTTATCACCGCCGCTGGTTGGAAGGTGAGTCACATGCAGATGAAGGCACAGCTCACTACCGTAGAGCACCACAGAGACAGCCTGCAAATGAAGATGGATTCCATTATGGAATTCCAGGGCAAGACAAGTTATGCCTACTCTCGTATCATCAAATAATACGTTTAATACCATACCACTATGAAGCTAGAACCACAAGACATTGACCGTATCGCTTATAAGACAGCGCTCATTGTCGTAAAGAAACTCACCAAGCAGCGCGATAAGGACTACCCCGAACTTGTCACTACCGAGGAAGCCGCCGCTATCCTTCACATTACGCCTCAACGCATGAGGCAGATCAAAGACAAATACCCCTACATCAAACGCGGAGAGGGTAAGCAAGGCAAACTGCTCTTCAAACGTGATGCTCTCTTCCTGTCAATATAATAACCATTCTAAACACCATACATACCATGAAGAAGATTATCCTTTCATCCATCACTCTCACCAACTGGAGAGGTGAAAAGAATCGTACTACAAATTTCAATATCGACGCACCAACCTATATCCTCGGTGCCAACGGCCTGGGCAAGTCGCGTCACTTCGACGCCTTCTGCTGGCTGCTCTTCGGCAAGGACAGCCACGACCGCAAAGACTTCGAACTGCGCTCATATGACGCTAACCACCAGCCACTCCACCACTGCGAGTGCTCTGTATCGGCAGTCATCATCGTCGATGGGGTAAAGCACACCATTAAGCGCGAATATCAGGAGCAGTGGGTTAAGCCCAAAGGACAGCCGCAAGAAGTCTTCAAGGGCAACGTCACCGTCTGCACTTGGGACGACGTGCCTGTCAAGGTCTCTGACTATCAGAAGCGCGTCTCCGACATCATCGACGAGACCGTCTTCAAGATGGTCACCAACCCAGCCTACTTCGCCGAGAAGATGAAGTGGCAGCTCCAGCGCGAGACGCTCATGCAGATGGCCGGACAGAAGTCTGACAAGGAGATAGCCCAGGGCAACGCCGACTTTGAAACACTTCTCGACACGCTCAACGGCAAGTCACTCTCCGACTTCCGCAAACAGCTCGCCATGGAGAAGAAGCGCCTCAAGGAAGAATTGAACGGCATACAGCCACGTATCGACCAGACACAGAAGCTCATGCCCGAGGCTGAGAACTGGACATCACTCACCGAAGCGAAAGAGGCATACGACGAAAAGATAAAAGGCATCGACGCTCAGTTGGAGGACAGTGCTAAGATCGGCACAGAGCAGCGCGCTTACATCGACGACCTCAACAAGCAGATAGACGACCTCCGCGCTCAGCAGCGTAAGATCGTCGACGATGCAACAGAAAAGGCCAACAAGAACTTCGCCGAGAAGAACCGTCAAAGAACGGACATCGAGACTAAGCTGAGAACCGGAAACGCCAAGCTCTCGCAGCTCAACATAGACCTGGGGCGCAATGCTGACCGCGTCAAGTATCTCAAAGCGCAGATAGAGCAGACCAGCTATACCCTCGACACCCTGCGCGACGGATGGCGCAAGATCAATGCCTCTGAGTACGACGGATCTACCGTCTGCCCTCACTGTGGCCAGCCGCTCCCGGAGCACATGATAGCCTCTGCCAAGGAGGACTTCGCCAAGCACAAGGCTGAGCTCCTCGCCGACAACTGCAAGACAGGAAAGGCTTTCAATGCTCAAATGAAGTCATTCAAGGAAGAGGTAGAAAAGCTGAACGTAGAGGCTCAGAACATGGAAACAGAAAAGACCGCTTGCGAAAGAACCATCAACGATCTCTATGCCGAGTTGGACAAGTGTCCTCGGGCAGAACAGAGTATCATTGTAAAAGAGGAACTCCCCGAGTGGAACAAACTTCAGGAACAGATAGCCTCCATACAGGACGAGATTACAGACGTCACCTCAAAGCCCAAAGAGGAGGAAACAATGCGCGACGACCTCCGCCGACAAAAAGAGGAATTATTACGCCAGCAGTCCGACCTCATGCTCCGCCTGGCTAAGAAGGAACAGATCGCCGAAGGTAATAAAGAGATCGAGCGCCTCGAACAGCATGGCAAGGACCTCGCACAGCAGATCGCCGACATCGAGCACCGCGAGTTCATCGCCCAGCAGTTCTCACACAAGAAGATCGAGGACTGCAAGCAGCGCATCAACAGTATGTTCCAGTACGTCACCTTCCAGCTCTTCGACTATACCCTCGACGGCGGCGAAATAGAGACCTGCGTGCCTCTCATCAGCGGAGTTCCCTATGGGGTGGCCAACACCGCCAGCCGCATCAATGCCGGACTCGACATCATTAACACGCTCTGCCGGTTCAACAACGTCTCAGCACCCATCTTCTGCGACGGAGCCGAGAGCGTCAACACCTACATTCCCACTTTGTCGCAGATGATCTTTCTACAAGTCACGACCGACGAGCAGCTCATCATCAAGTAAACATATATCCAACAATAATTTTTTAATTCTCATAGCTATGTCAGAAAAAACAAACCTTCCGCAGCAGCAGGGTACACAGACTACATCCATCTCTACGTCTGTCAATTTCTTCGACCCCGCACAATTCGAGACCGCGCAGCGCATGAGCAAGCTCTTCGCCGCTTCCATGCTCGTGCCAGATACTTATCAGGTGGATAAGATCGCAAACGATTTGGTCACAAAGAAGCACATGGATCCCAATGCCGCACAACAGCAGGCACAGATGACCGCCGTGGCCAACTGTATGATTGCTATCGACATTGCTACCCGTATCGGCGCCTCACCGCTGATGGTCATGCAGAACCTCGTCATCATCTACGGCCGTCCTTCCTGGTCCTCCAAGTTTCTGATCGCAACAGTCAATTCCTGCGGACGCTTCGAGCCTTTAAAGTTCCGCTTCACAGAAAAGGGAAACCTCGGCAAGTTCGACTACTTCGAGTATGAGAAGACATGGGTAGCCGGACAGAACGGAGGACGCGGATATTACAAAACCGATGCCGTGAAAAAGACGTTCGATGGCACCAATGTCCCTAACCTCGAATGTGTCGCCTATACAACGGCCAAGGGTAGCAAGGACGTGTTAGAGAGCTCTCCTATCTCCATGCGTATGGCCGTGGATGAGGGCTGGTACACCAAGAACGGTTCCAAGTGGCGCACAATGCCGCGTCAGATGCTCATGTATCGTGCCGCTTCCTTCTGGACTTCGGCCTACGCGCCGGAGTTGTCCATGGGCATGCGTACCGTCGAGGAGACGCAGGACATCATCGACATCACGGATGCGGCAGAAGAGGTGGATACCGAGAAGGCTCAGTTCGCAAACAAGGAGGAGGTCTCCTTCGACGCGCAGCCCGCTCCCTCTGCTAAAGCCAAAGATCAGCAGTCTCGTCCGCTGGGTTCCGTAGGCAGCGACTCTGCCGCTGCAAAAGCCCAGGCTCCCGCCGGTGTCGATCCCGAGACCGGGGAAATCAAGGACGCTGCCGCCGACGGCCCCGATTATTAATCGTGTTTATTTCTTCATTTCACGCAATATGATTCTAAGAGTGTTAGGCTCTTCTTCAAGTGGTAATGGTTACCTCCTCCGGTCTGAGAAGACCGGGGAGGTCCTTTCCCTCGAAGCAGGCATCAGGTTCGACCGCGTCAAGCAGGCCCTCTCCTTCGACCTCAGCCACGTCGTTGGCTGCATCGTCACCCATGAGCATGGCGACCACGCCCGTTATGCCGCTGACATCGCCCGGGCCTACATTCCGCTTTGTGCGAGCCCAGGCACCATCGAGGCGACCGGTCTGCAGGGTCTGCCTGCCGTGCGCGCCGTGGATCCCATGAAGAGCTTCTCTCTCGGTGACTTCGACATCATACCGTTTCCCGTGCAGCACGACGCGGCACAGCCCTACGGCTATCTGATCCGACATCCCGAGTGCGGAACGGTGCTCTTTGCCACAGACACCTACTATCTCCGCTACCGGTTCCCTGGATTGAACAACATCCTCATCGAGTGCAACTATTCTCTCCCCATTCTTCGGCACAATGCTCAGCTTGGGCATATCGACCACAAACGCTACGAGCGCACAGTCAAGTCCCACATGTCCTACGACACCTGTCTGGAGACGCTCATGGCCAACGACCTCTCACGGGTCAACAACATCATTCTCGTGCACCTCTCCCCCGACAACAGTCATGAGTCCGACTTTGTCCGTGGCATACAGCAAGCCACGGACAAGAATGTGCTAGCCGCGCGCCCGGGCTTGCAGGTGCCTCTCAATACGACGCCTTTCTGAAAAAAGACTGGCGGCAAGAATAAATAAATAACGCATTGGTTCAGGCAGAAGCCTTTATCTTTGCAACGTTCAACATTATAATCTCACAACTATGACAAAGAAAGATCTGGCTAAGATCATGGCCAACAAAACCAACCGGACAGTCAAAGAGTCCGTCAGCTCAGTTGATGCGTTTATCGATGCACTTTCCGACACGCTGTTATCCGGAAAACAAGTATATATCCGCGGGTTCGGTACGTTTGGAACTGCTAAGCGCAAGGCAAAGGCCGGACGCGACATCAAAAACCGTCAGCCTATCATCATTCCGGCTCACACGGCATTGACTTTCAAACCCTGCAAGGAACTCAAAGAAAAAATCGCTAAAATCAAGAAGCCATGAGAAGTCGTACGTCACAATGGTTCGAAGTAGCCTTCCGCTACGACAAAGTGCAAGAAGATGGCGCGAAAAAGCCCGTCACAGAGCAGTATGTCGTAGATGCACTCTCTTTCTCTGAGGGAGAGAAAAAGATCACCGAGGAGATGAGTCCCTACGTGTCAGGCGTTTGTTCTGTCAGATCCATGAAAAGAGCCAACTTCCGCGAGGTCTTCTTCTCCGATAAAACCGGGGATGACAAGTGGTACAAAGCCAAGTTGCAATTTATCACGCTCGATGAAAAGACAGAAAAAGAAAAACGATCCAACGTCGTCTACCTCATTCAGGCAGGAAGCTTCGACAAGGCAAAGCAGTCCATATCCGAGATCATGGGCGGGACGATGATCGACTATGTGGTGGTCACCGTCACGGAAACAAAGATCATGGATGTCTTCGAACATTAAGCATAATAACAATGCAAAATAGCAATATCAATCTTCAAAAACTTCGCGTGTTGGCCAACACGCCACCGGTACGGCGTAAGGCCAACTACGTTGAGGACCGACTGCAGATAGCCTGCAAGTATTGGTTCGATTGCCAGTACCCCGACGACCGTCTGCTCCTGCATCACAGCCCCAACGAGGGATACTTGCTCGGGCACGATCGCGACGGAGCCAAGCGCAAGGCAATGGGAGTGAGACCGGGATTCCCCGACTTCATCCTCCTTTATCCCAACCGCGAGTGCCCCTTCCTCGCCATGGAGCTAAAGTCACCAAAAGGGCGGCAGTCTGAGCATCAAAAAGAATATCAGAAACAAATAGAGCGCGTCGGTGGCAAGTATGTCATCATCCGTTCTCTTGATGAGTTCATCGAGACAGTCAACAACTATTTCAGCAAGTTAAATTTCTAATCATATTTCATCGCAGTTCAGTATGGAAAGATGGGTTAAGCTTTACGACAAGTTCACCGAGTGGGAGTGGTTCGACTCTCCAAAGATGGTGCAGCTCTTTGTCTACCTCTTCATCAAGGCAAGCACGGTTGATGATACCTACCGCTCCATGGAGATCAAAAGGGGGCAGGTGCGAACCACGCAGGCACGTATCATGGCAGCTACAGGACTCTCAAAACAGAGCCTCCGTACATGCCTCAACCGTCTCAAGCGCACCAATGAGATCACGGTGGACTCTTCGCACAACTGTACACTCATCACCATACTCAACTACGAGAAATATCAGCAGACACCCTATCAGTCACGAACTGATGAAGAAACACAGCAACCGGACCCTCTGCCTCAAGACGAGGAACAACCCACGCCTCAGACTGAGCAGGAGGCGGTTGCCTCGGAACAGCCGAAGGATACAAAGAACATGACGCCAGAGGAGAAGCACGAGGACGGCATACACAAAAAACTACTCGAAGATGTGGCATGGCAACAGTATATGTGTCTTCGGTTCAAATACACTCCGCAGCAGCTCATCGAGAAAACAAATGAGTTCTTTATCGACCAGCGTTGCCGGGGCACGGCAATGCACAGGAATGTTAAAGAGGCTAAGCAGCATATCAATAACTGGATCATCGTGCAGGCCTACCGCATGAGCGGAAAGACAGGAAGGGACGATGGCATTGCGGCGCTTACTATCGAACAGCGAAAGTCTAACTTCTGCAACGTACTCATTCCGTTCATCGCGAAATATGGAAAGGAAACCATACGCCAGTTCTACGACTACTGGAGCGAACCGGATACCTCTAAGAAAAAAATGCGATTTGAGTTGCAATCTACTTGGGACTTGCCATACAGGCTTGAACGGTGGGCCGCCAATGACAGACCGAAAAAAGATACGCCTGGAGCACCCGTCAAACCCACAAAAAAAGATATTGACATAGCCCGGCAACGAGAGGCCGAGACACAGCAGCGGGAGCGCAAGGACGCCGAGGATCGGAAAAACCATGTCTCTTTCGATCAATATAAGAAGAGCACCTCCAACTCGTTCCTCGCTTCGCTGACAAAGCAAAAACACGATAATTCATAACGTTTAAACTGTTTCATAATATTTGATAATGTTTTTCATGGTACAGTGGTATCTATTTTTTTTCAACCTTAATTCGCGCTGCCCGTGAGGGTCGCGCCTATATCTATTCTAAATTAGACAATATAAAGAAATTGCAATGAGAACTCTTTTCAAATTAGAATTTCATTTTACAGGTGCCTGTCCGTGAGGATCGGTACCCTTTTAAAAAGTAAAAACTATGGCACAACAATATATACACGTCCACATAGGAACATTCGATGGCGTTTTCCCAGTCATCAAGCACTGCACAAGCGGTGCCATGCACAATTGCTATCAGATCCGTGAATCGCCAACCACTACGGGATGGGTTCACGAGCGATGGTGCGCTCAGGTCTCCGACCAACAGACTGGAAAAGCCCAGAAAAACTGCGCAGAAAGAACAGACCATATAGATCGCCGCACGTTCTTGAAGCAACATTGGGACTTAGAGCGCAACTGCCTGCAGACAGACTTCCTCGACGACTACATGGCGCTCTTCATCCGGGATGCAAGAGCATATGCCAACAAGGTCGCTGCTCATACCTCCACTTCGCCTTCCATGCAGTCTCCAAGCCAGTCTGTCTCCCAGCCTTCGCTCCAGTCAACCGATCAGTGTACTTCGGCTGTTCCACTGCCTTCTCCTTCAAAGAATAAGAAACCACAATACGTTCAACTTTCATTATTTGATTAACTATGAGCTTTTCAAAAGAAACACTACAGACAATGTTCGATGATCTTTCCTACTCAGATAAGCAACAGTTCATCGATGAAAACATCTCATTCGCTTCTGACGATTCGGTTGACGATGCCTATGAAGTCAATCATCCGGAGTGCGCTGCCGATGATATGAGTCCTGCCGATGATCTGACATACATGGAGGATCCTCAGCGCTGCAATGTCCTTGCTGAGATCCTTGCCAACTTTGCGCGCACACGCATACCTCTAACCGTCGACGAGGCTGTAAACACCGTTCGCGACATGTACAACTTCATGTCCTGGCACTAATCAGGGAGGATCGGCTATGTTACATACAACAGGTGATTATTTCGTTTGCTCTTCGTGCGTATCTTGTTCTGGGACTTGTCAATGTGAAAAAAGCGTTTACCACGGAGTAGACTTAGATAACCTCCCTTGGGGGGGGGTGTAACCAATATCTCTCACGCCGCAAGTGGTCGGTAGATGGTGAGAAGAAACGCAAGAAACGCAAAAAGAAATGGCCGACACTCGCTGAGTTCGAGTACGGCGACTTGTAATATTCATGAAATTAAACGGCAAGGCTGTGGAAGTAGGAGATTAATAACTCTAACATATATAAAATATGAAGTACATAGGAATTAAATTTGTGGACGCTGCCCCAATGACAGCAGAGGTAGCCAATGAGAAGGGCTACAGAGTGAACAACAACATAGGTGACGGTTATGAAGTCACCTATGAGGACGGCTACAAGTCGTGGTGCCCGAAAGACGTGTTTGAGAAGCACAATTTCGTTGTTAAGAACGAGGTGCTTGCTAAGACTTGCGAGAGTATGGTTTCTCCCGACTACAAAGAGCGTTTCAAAGCCGAGTACATACAGCTTAAAAACCGCTTTGATGGTCTGAAAAAGATGCTCGACGCATGGGACGACAAGAAGCTCAGCTTCGTTCCTACTTGCCCACGTGATCTCTATGGCGAGCAAGTGACCAGTATGGAACTGTATCTCCGTGTGCTGGAGCGCAGAGCCAAACTGGAGGACATTGATCTCTCGGATATTCAGTAACCATTCAGTTGCTGTCCTATCGGCATGACGGGGGTTAAAACTTAGAAAATAATTTCACTATGGAGCGTGTAAAGATATTCGCTAAGACCTGTGAAGAACAGGCAAGAAAGCAAATCAGCCGAATGGCGAATTGCGAGGCGTATAAGAATCGCATGATACGGATTATGCCCGATGTTCATGCAGGTAAGGGCTGCACCATCGGCACCTGCATTTCGATACATGATAAGGTCGTGCCTAACACGGTGGGTGTTGACATCGGCTGTGGTATGTTGGTGGTCTATCTTGGGAAAATAGATATTGACTTGGATAAGTTAGACCGAACCATCAACGAGAAAATTCCTTGTGGCTTTAACGTCAACAACGATATGGGCATCAAGGGGCGTGCGTGGTTTGAAAGAACCAGACTCTCAATTGCCAAATCAGAGGAAAGAGATTACATCGGTCGGTCTATCGGTACGCTCGGCGGTGGCAACCACTTCATCGAGGTGGATAAGGACGACGATGATAACAAGTACCTCGTTATCCATTCGGGTAGCCGTAACTTCGGTGTCAAGGTCTGTGAGAAATGGCAGGACATTGCTATCAAAGAGGAGAAACATAAGAAAGACTCACGGAATGAACTGATCGCCCGACTGAAAGCTAAGCACAAGGAGAAGCTCATTCAGCAGGAACTGCGGAAACTCCCCAAGCTAACTTTCGACGAAGATTTAGCCTATGTCTCTGATTTATTGTTTGATGGTTACATCTGCGACATGAAAATGGCACAAGAATATGCCTGGGATAACCGCTTGGAAATAGCTATCGTCATCTGTCGTAATATGGATTGGCAGCCTGTGGATATGTTTACGTCGGTGCATAACTATATCGACACCAAGAAGATGATTGTCCGCAAGGGCGCTTGCTCTGCCGAGGAAGGTGAGCGGCTGATCATCCCGATGAACATGCGTGATGGTTCACTGATATGCGTTGGCAAGGGTAATCCTGATTGGTTGTTCTCTGCGCCTCACGGTGCCGGGCGGCTGATGAGCCGTAAGCAAGCCTTTGATACGTTGGACTTGGAAGAGTACCGTAGCGAGATGCGTGGTATATATTCTCCATCTGTCTGTGAGGAAACCATTGATGAGAGTCCTATGGTTTACAAACCCATGCAGGAGATTATCGACTGTATTGAGCCTACGGTAGAAGTCAAGAAAATCATCAAGCCGATATATAATTTCAAGGCGAAGTCGAGAGAAAAGCATTAGGCAACATATAGATATAAGTATTATGGCATGTGATTGTATCAAGCAGCTCCAACAGGAGTTGCGCAAAGAATTTAATGATAGCGTGGAGGTTGATACGCAGCTTCATGCCGATGGTGTGTTTACAGTTAATCTGTGGGCACACTATCACAAGCAGAATAAGAATGGTACGTATCGAAAAGGACTGAGCAAAATCATGTTAGTACCGCGCTATTGCCCGTTCTGTGGTAAGCCGTACTTTGAAGAAGAATAGAAAAGATCATAGCTAAAAAGATAAAAGACATCATCGAGAATTTCTAACCAATTCTATACACTTATGAGTAACAAATTAATTCGTTTCGTAGAGATAACAACCATTACTGGCGACGTTATTGCTTTGCAAAGTAATCGGCCTATTGGTATCTGGACATGTAAAAGGGGAATGAAAGTGAGTTTCCGTACAGATGACATGGGAACGCATAGCTATTGGGCTATTAAAGTTGAATACAAATCTTCAACTTCCTATAACTTATTTGATAACACTGATAAGCCATAATTATGACCTACGACGAATACATAGCCAAGATACGGGCTCTCTCAGACTATGAAAGAGCTATCATGGGTAGAAAGCTTGCCTTGCGCCAACTGTATATCCAGGAGCACGAGCCTCTGCACTTGAAAAAATACCAGCGTGTTGTCCTGCGGCTCCGTGTCACACAGAGCACACGAAACCGTCTCGTTGAGAAGTACCGCCGCAAACCCGATTATCAGTTGGGCCACGAGTACACCGTTACCGGTATCTTCTGTAAATACGAGCTCACTGAGAAAGGCTCTGTTTATCCTTTCCTCTATGAATGCCATCGGATGATAGCATACGATGAGTTGCTCAGCATCAAACTCGCCAAGAACCAGCCTCAGGGAGACTGTTTGATGTGCCGCAAGTGTATCGATGGGTACTGCTTCAAAAATGGTTGGATCGGTGACGGGATAGACTACGCCGATCATAAAGTCATGCCTGACGATGTTGTCTGCCCGCATTTTGAAGAGATGCTTCGTGGAGGACTCTACCTGCGTAGCGACCCTTCTAAGCACTACCCCAACGTCACTATCGTCGGAGTCAATGACGGAAGAACTTCATATCGCATCTATGCTATCAACTGGAAATCCTACATTCAACTCTCCGAGAAAGAAACAAAACGCATATACACAACAACTAAATAAGTACAGATGAAAACCAAAAGTGACACCGTCCATCTAGTGCTGCGCCATAAGTGGTACGACATGATCGACAGTGGTAAGAAGACAGAGGAATATCGCGCCATCAGTACGTGGAGGCGAAGGTTAGGAGGTAACATCAAGTTCGTTACATTCCATCGTGGCTATAGTTCCACGACAATGACCTTTGAGGTTCAAAGCATCAACACCGGAATAGGAAATCCGGAATGGGGAGCCCCAAAAGAAAAAGAAGTATTCATCATCAAATTTGGAAAACGTATTAATTAAACATTCTGAAAGCAGAGTGACAGACAACATCATACCCATCATCCTCATTGCCATTGGATCCATTTCGTTCATGGTGACGGTATGGCTCTTCCCGATGGATGAGGACTAAAAAATAACAACTATGAAACTAATAAAGATCAACTTCGGCGGTTGTCACATTAGCAGTGGCCCAAAGGCATACTTAGAGATTGCTTTTGATAAGAGAATCAAGAAGTATCCATACTGTTGGTTCTTCATCCCTGCTCTACGAGTACAGATATTCCCGATGGGCGGAATAGTTATCGATGGCAAAGAGCACTTGCAGATGATTGAAATCAAATTCACGTTTTTCTTCTTGAACTTTCTTATGTCACCGATAACATTCTACATACGTACCAAGTGGGACAAAGTCTCACCATTTAACGATTAACACAATAACAGCATGAAAACAATTATCAAAATGTATCACAGTACAACATGAGCCCCGATCGTATGGATCAGCCCTCTACAACTAATCACATCAAAGGGATTCCAGTGCGCCAGCCGTCAAGTTTGCGGCGGCTGTGCCGCTGCCAATTCTCTTTCTTCATTCCATAATCGCTAAATATCATGAGAAAAGAAATCCTTTACGGCGGATACACCGCCAATCCGTCAGATCAAACATGCCCCGACGGGGATCTTTCAATAGCTACAGATCTCGTACACGAGTACGGCACATTAGGCCCGGCCTTCAAGCCTAGCACGATCCTGGAACTCTCACAGGGTGACAGGGTCGTGTTTGTGCATCATACCACACTCTACAAACACTATATTGTCCTTAATGGCGTGACACTCCGCTGGATCGATGCCAACGACACAAAGACTGTAGCGATGATCAAGTCTTTTGGTTCAGGAACCACAGTCCACAGTGTCAATGCTGTTGGCAACACACTCGTTGTGCTGACAACTGAGGGCATGTATTACTTTTTATTCAAGCCGGAAAAGAACTTTTATCTCTTCCTTGGCAATCATATCCCGGAAGTACCCATCGCCTTCTCTCTGCAATGGGAATGGAAGCAAAGCGATAAGTTCAACGCAGAGGTCGGTGGCAAGCGGCTTAGCATGAAATACGCCGACGATCAAACCAAAGATGCCTTCGTAGTACCGTTCTATGATGGTGATACCCTGGGAGGCGTTCCCAACTCCGAGGCCGTGTCAAATAGGGTCATGGGCAAGGCAAATAAGTTCATTGCTGACAATGCTACTAATAAGGGACGTTTCATGTATCCGTTCCTGGTGCGTTATGCGCTCCGCCTCTATGACGGCTCCTGTACCATGCTCTCTGCACCGGTCCTCATGCCATGCGTGACAGGCTGCTCTCCGATTCCGGTCGTCACAAACTGGAACTGGAACGATAATAACTATTTCAAGGGGTGGGAACTCATACTTCTTGCGCCCGTCTTTGATCTCGTATATCGTGTTGTGGATTCTGCTGCCATCGACGAAATTAAGAACTGGAAGGATATTGTGGCCTCCGTGGACATCTTCATTACAAAACCGGTCTACACCTACGACATCAACGGAAAGATCACTAAGAACGACTATATCTCTTCGATCAACTGCTCTGTCTACGGCAAGGACATCACGCCTATTTCCACTGGAGGATCTGGGGGCGGGTATGGCATTACCAATGCTGCCACGAGAGCAAAAAACCTGGTATATGAGAAAAACGCCGACAAGGGCGTTCGGATTGGATTCATCACTCCGCTGCCAGCCAAATCAGCTGATGCTGTAGAGTCCGAGATCGAGGAGGCTTCCAGCTTCTTCTTCCTGAAAAGCATCAAGATTGATGAGCTGTCCACAATATTGACCAAGGTAGATGTCAAGAGCGACTATCTGCAGAGCCTCGTCAACCGTGAGACGTTAAAGGACGATTACGACTCCCACGATCTGCTCATGCCGAAGTACTCCTTCACCTATAACTCGAGACTTAACCTCACGGGGATCTCAAAGAAGCTCTTCCAGGGATTCCGCCCGGACACGATGAGCATGTATATGAGTTCTGGCCATGTCCTTTCAGATGTGTGGGTCTATATCAAGCAGGATGGAAGAGATCTTGTCGTGCATACCAAAGCCACAACGACGACCTATGGAGACATCTTCTATTTCTACTACCCAAACGCCAATGCTTACAAAGCGGTTGTACATTCTGACGGCTCTTACATTGAATACCCGCTATCCGGTCATCCATCACTCAATGGCGCATATTATTTCAAAGGGCTTGCCACGCCTTCTACCACTGTTTCTTCTGCACCGGGCGAATCAGATGATTGTGTCGTACTTCAACTCAGTAAACTCTACACTTCACAGGTCAACAACGCATTCTATTTTCCTGTAGCGGGTATCAAGACGGTGGGTACTGGCGTGATCATGGCAATCTCTTCTGCTGCGCGTGCTCTCTCTATGGGACAGTTCGGCGCCTTCCCGCTCTATTGCTTCTCAACGGATGGTGTATGGGCCATGAAGGTGGAGAATGATGGATTCTTCAAACCAGCACAGCCGATCACGCGCGATGTGTGTCTATCCGTCGAGAGCATCCTACAGATCGACACGGCCGTACTCTTTGTCACGGCAAGGGGCATTATGGTTATTGAAGGATCTGAGACGAAGTGTATCTCTGATTCCATCGACAGTAAGGTGGTCTTTGATCCGACTATGCTGCCAGGTCTCGAAAAATTATTGGAAAAGGAAGGAGTGGACAAAAGCAAGCTTACATTCGCGCCTTTCCTCCAGTACGCTGCCGGTTGCCGCATGTCTTATGACTATATCCATCAGCGTATCATTGTGTTCAATCCCAACTATGCCTACTCTTATATATTTTCCATGAAGGACAAATCATGGACGATGATGCTCTTCTCGGCTTATCGTCCTGTCAACGACTACCCCAATGCCCTGGCACAGCTGGACAACGGCAATCTGGTCAGCTTTTCTGCGCCTGATACCAAGTCGGAAGACAGCGTAAAGAGCGTAGTGGTTACACGCCCTTTCAAACTCGATCTGCCATTCGATTTGAAGACAGTGAACACGATCATTCAGAGGGGATTATTCCGGCATGGCCATGTCAAGCAGGCTCTCTACGGTTCACGCGATGGCTTCAATTGGTTCCTCGTGTGGAGTTCCGTCGATGAGTATCTGCGTGGGTTCAGCGGGTCACCGTACAAATACTTCCGTCTCGCACTTGTCTGTGATCTGCAGGCAACCGAGAATCTCTCAGGATGCTCCGTCCAGTTCACACCAAGGATGACAGACAGACCAAGATAGGCACGCATAAAAAAACGGCCCGGCGTTTCACAACGCCGGGCCGTTAAAAAACCTAATGTTCTCATATCCTGAATCAATCTACCATTTTACCTAACTATAAGCATCTTACAACCTATTACCTAATTATATATGATCACATTTCAAAATGGACTTGATGTTCGTCTGATCCTACGGTATCGGGTGAACAGTGCTCGCTGCATCTCGTCTTTCGTCTCCTCCAACTTAGCGCTCCAGTTCACGGCGCTCTGAGTGTTCCGGATGTTCGTAATGCTCATCCAGTCTGCAAGCACATAGCATACGATATACTCGTGGATCAGCTTCTCTAAGTAGTTGATCGTCGTCTTCGAGAAGTCTGTTGGCAGAGACAGGCCTATGTGGTAGTCTCCATCAGCCTCCAACGTGTCCTCGTGGCTCTCCTCCGGGTCTATCTCTACCTTCGTATAGGGATAGAGGGCCTCCGTGCAGGCATCTACGGCCAACTCGATCTTTCGCAGCACGCGGTCGATGTTTCCGTCCTCCACGACATCTTGTATCTGGTGTCGCTCGTGAGGATCCTGAGCCTGTGTGATGTCGCCCTCCACATAAGCCATGTTGGCAATATCATACAGCAGCTCTTCGCGCTTGAAGATCAGCACGCACACACAAGTGTTTTTCTTGGTGCTCGTGCCCGGCACAAGACTGTCATCGCGTGCCACAACGCTGCCTATATCATTCAGTAAACGCCAGCTCATCCTTGTACGGTATAATTACGACAACGCTGGATCTGTGCGAACCGGACGCACACGTTTGTTGAGCGCCTCGCGCAACTCATCAACAGCGACAGATGCTGCTTCGATATAGTCTTTTGCGTCGTCTTTGTTGGTGATGGCAAACCAGTCACCAACGGCTGTGTACACAATATACTTGTGCATGTCATCTGCTATGGTCTGAGCTGTGCTCTCGTTGTAGTTGCTCGGCATCTGTAGTGTCACTGTGAGATTCTTCGTAGACTCGATCTGCACATTGTTTGCCGACGTGCCTTTTTCTTCGATATACTCTGAAAGCTTGGTTTTCAGCGTGCCAAAAGCATTGCCGATCGAGCGGAGTATCTGGTTCTGATCGTCGTCGTCGTCGCTGGCCTGCATGTGTGCCACTTGCTCATGGTTATTGCCTGTCTGACGGCTGCGGCCTGTCAGGAAAGCTTTGTTTCTCACGTCATATAGAAGTTCACTGATAGCTAACGTGATCGTTACTGTCTTCTTTGCCATATATATATCGTCGTTTGTTGGTTACTATATTTGGGGTTTCTCGCGCATCGGGCGTTTCCGGTACCACACTTTCGACTTGATCGATTCTACGAAACCATTAGCCTCAGCTGTAAGTACATCAGCGTCCTCTTTGTTGGCCATGCGGCTCCACTTCGCCAGGAGGCTCGTCACGAAATAGCTGAACACGTCAGCCTGCAAGCTGTCTTTCAGCGTCGAGTCCCATGAGCTGCTCATCTCCAACGTTGCCACGTAGTTTTTCTTCGTATCCACGCTTTTCACGCTGTCCTGAGACGATACCGTCTTGATAAACGGTTTAAGCAGCCCCGTTATCATGTTGCAGGCTTCCAGCCAGAAGCGTTCCAGCATAAGCTGGTCCTCTTCTGTCACCGACACACGCTCGTAGGCCTCCTGGTCGTCCTTGGCCTTGCTGCCTTCATACTCCGTGGTCTTGCTCACCTCGTCGTATACGTCCGTTTTATTAATGGTTATCGTAATTTCTGTCATGCCGTCATGTTGTCATTTTGCTACTTTGGCGTCCCTGCTTTATTTTCCTTGCTTTATTTTCTTGCCGCAAAGATAACCATTCCGTTTCAATTCAGTCCGTTATTTTTTTACGCACGTTTTCTTTTCTTCTTCCGTGCGCCAGCCGTCCGGTTTGCAGCGGTTCCGCCGCTGCCCTTCCCAAAAACGTGCTCCGTTCTGTAAGCAGTGGCTCTGCCACTGCCTCAACCGCGTTCGCCCTTATAGCTTCCCCCTCGCTCGCTCATACACTATCCATCCAAAGAGCCCCGCGGCTGATGCCGTCGCTATCATGCCTATGATCGCAAACACATCAAATATCTTCTGATTAGTCTTCTCCCATTTGCTCAGCTTCCGCTCCACCGCCACAGGCACCTCTACGCTGTCAACTCTTGCCGCGCTGGATGAGTCCGCACGGCTCAAGGCATTCTCGCTCTTCGACTTTTCATAGTAGATCATTCTCAGCGTATGCCAGCGGTCCACAAAGACAGTATCACCTCTCATGCTCATCCCCATGCTGTCCTTCTGATAGATGAAGTTCTCCGCCCGCACGCTGTCCCTAACCGTATCGTGCACTGCTACCAACCGGTCCCTATACTCCGTACGCACTTTCTCTACAGGCACATACTTCGTCGTTGAGCACCCGGCGCACATCAGCAACAGCGACACCAACAGCGCAATGATCAAATAGCCATTCCCGCTCATCAACTTCTTCATATCTCTTCTTTATTAGTTGTTATCTTTTCTCCTACAGTATCTAATATCTCTTGAATCTTCTGTGCATCGTGCACACCATACGTGTTCGCGATCGCCTTGGCAACATACAGAGGATCAACGTCCGTCGATCGCAGCATCTTCATTTTTTCATGCACCGACACTCCTTCTATGATGATTTCAGCAACACACATCAGCACCGACGCTATAGGCAGTGCCACAAAGAAACTCAGGCATGCGTCGATCATCGCTGCGAAAAAATACAGCGTCAGATACACCTTGTCCTTCCCTGCCGTCTGCCGCAGGCCATAGCTCGTCGTCTTGAACTTCCCGATCTTCTTGCTCGCACGGATACCCCAGTAAAGGTCTATCACCGATGCCACCATCACAAAGATTGCCATGATAGCAATAGCCAACAGCCAGATCCCTACTTTGTGGTAGTCACCATCTAGCATGTAGCTGATACACAAAACTTCCTTCGTCATTTCTTGCTTTCCTTTCTTGTTTAATTGATGAATTATAAATGATTGTTAGTCTCTACTTAATCGCCCTCTTCGCTCTTCCCAAGTATCTCAATCTGTCTTGTAGACCGTTCTTACCCCCGTTGATACGTTGCGTAATCGCAGTCAGCTCATCACGGTCTGCCATCTCATTGAGCCCACGTTTCTGCCACCACCAACATGCCGACATGGTTGCCCACTGAGGCAGCTCCAGCCATTCCGGGTGACTCTCGAAGTCAATACCGGTTGCCTTGCTGATCTCACGGTAATTGGCTCTTCCCGTGATCTGTATCAGTCCTCTGCCCTTATAGCGCACGCCGTCTCCAGGCCTAACGTTCCCAAGATCTTTCCGGCCCTCATATGCCTTCCCGCTTGCCAGCTCACGTGTATACCGCAGCTCACCCGATTCGTGCGCGATTTGAGCTAAGAAATGACAGGCCCGCATACGAGTATTGATTCCGTATCTCGCCATATAGCGGTTCAGGTACGGCAGAAACACGTCCGCCCGTGTTTTTGCGTTGGGCATTATTGCTAATAATTGTTGTTGTGTGATTTCCATCATTCTTTGTATTTTTGTATTATTTTTAATGTTTTAATCGGCGGGGAATCTGTCACCTTCCAGTCGTCCCTTTCGCACTTCAACCGTCACGTTACCAATTCATGTCGTTATAGCCAAAGAAAAACCATCCTGCTCCGAGATATGATACGGAAGGATATATATTTTGAGTGCCAATATACACACCTCTCATACATGCACCACCGCTCAACCTGTAAAATCCAGAATTAGATGCAATATAAAGCTGATGTTTATCATTTGCATTAATTATATCCACGCCTTTCCCTATGCAATCGCTGAATAGCGAATAATGCAAGTCTCCCGTAGAATTATTAAATACAATTACGTCAACAGCCTTATTGGCTAAAGTATAAATATTGCCAAGATTAAACAACGGAACCTGATAGTAGTTAGTTGTGTTATCAGTTTCCATAATTAATTTCTGCGTAGGAGCAGAAGTCTGGTCTGTCCAAAAATCTGTCCAAATCAACGTGCAAGTGTTGTTATTGACAAGCAATATATTGCGCCCACGATGCCCGAATTCACCTCCTGTAGAAAAGATGTCTCCTCCGTAGAATGTTTTACCAAAGTTGCTGACATCACCGACAAGGGCAAGTCTGCCCCCATTAGTAGCATCACCTTCCAAGAGTATTCTCACAGAGTTTAAATTGCCTGATACAGCACGAAGTTCTGTAAAAGTTCCGCTCACGCCACTCAGCTCTCCGGAGAATTTCCCGTTCGTAGCTTCCAAATCATTTGTCGTCAGCTTCCCCCCCTCTATCTTCGTCGTACTCTTCCCGTCGCTCGACGTAGACGTGATGGTTGAACCGCTGATAACAGAGCCAGTAATTGTGCCCTTGAAGTACGCATCGCCAGCACCAACGATATTGCCGTCCTTGTCTATCGAGAATGTCGGCGTTCCGCTGTTGTTGCACACCTCAAAGTTATCCGTCGTAGCAGTTATCTTGTGGTTCTCGATGTCGACACCAGTGGCCTTCAAACCGTTGTCCATTCCCGACACTTTTTCGCTGATACTCTCGCTCGATTGTTGGATAGCCGACTGCATCGTGCTCGTGTGTGTCTTGCCGTTTGTGTCCGTCCATGTAACTTTTTTTAAAGAGACCGCCGTAGCTGTGTCGTTCACGACCGTCCTCTTCCATGTTCCCAGGGCGTTCAGCGCCACGGGCACGTCCTTCACCATCGTTGGTCTGCCGTCCTTCGTTGCTCTGCATCTGATCATTCCGGTTGTCCACCAGTCCGTGCTTTTTTTGGTCGGATTACTGATCGTCACCTGCCGTCCCTGCGAAGAGCTAAGAGTGAAGCCACCTTCTGTAGATGCCGGAGAAATGATGCTCCAGGAAAAAGCCCAGCCTTCTTCATCTGTCTCTCCCCTCACGCTTGCTGATAGTGTCAGCGTCGGCCATGTGGGATTGCCGGTGGCCTGTCCGTCATCGTCCACCTTCACCTCTCCCTGTTCGGTCCACACAATGGCTCCGGGGCTCACGTCAAGCGTCAGACCTGTACGGACTCGCCTAATCAGAGCGACACATTGTAATGCGTATCCCATTCCGCGCCTCCTTTCATCTTATGCGTTGACAGAAGATATGATTTCCTTTGCTGTCTTGGCACACAGATCTCTGTACTCAAGAAACCCTTTCGTCTCTGCGATCACGTCTGCATACTCCTCCTTGTTCTTGCCGTCCAACACGATGCCTACCAGCACACCAATCGCATTCATCGCAAAGCCAAACTCGTCTTTTGGAGCGAACGCAGCCTCCACAAGCTGGCTCTTGATGTGTCCGTAATCCATCAGCCCGTCCAGCTCTACAGGATATGCCGTCCAGCCCCTCCTGGTTGCCGTGGCAGCGCTTGTGCCGTCTTCTGTTTCAGCCTGCGACAGCCGTTCCGTTTGCAGCGGCTGTGCCGCTGTCATATCGCTCTGCTCCGCCTCCGTCACACACAGATACGCCGTTTTCTTTTCTCTGTCATACACAGCCGGCTTCTCATCATAAAACCGCTGTTGCAATTTTCCCATGTTCATAGCTGTCTCGTTTTTATTGTTCAACCTCAAAATATGGCACTTTTCCTTTCGTGTCCGAATAGATCACCTTCCCAGAACTGTCCAGTTCCACCGGACGGCTGTCTATCTCGAGTATCTGAGTCCGGTTCTCATCAAGATCATACTTGTTTCCACCCCTGTCTACCATCACTGTCCTGAATTTCGTGATATGATAGCGCTCATAGTCAGCAACTTTATCTTTTATCGGCACAGCATTCACGATCAGCTTATATTCCTTTCCCATGAAGCCGATACGCCACGCCATACGGTCCGGGCCTTTAGCGGTCGTAATACCGCGCACGATCTGTCTGACCTCGATCTCTTGATCCATCACCATGCGTGCGGTGATCTGAGGCGCCTCGATAAACACGTTCCCGTTCGCGTCAGTCCTCACCTTCCGCTTCATTCCTGCCTTTGTAATGTCTATTCCTGTCATCTTTCTATAATATTTCCAACAGTCACGGTTGCCCCATTTCAGCATCCCGTATGCGCTGTCGTCCAATTCTTTGATTCTTCGCTTGTTAGTAACTCCCGACCTTCGTCGTGCGTAGCGTACTTTGTCAGCCTTCCGCCAGTACATCAGGTGATCTTTGTCGTAATACACCCATCCCAGCATATCTAATCCCTCACTGAGAGGAGCGATCCTCGTGGGATGCAACACAAAACCGAGCTTCCTCACCTTGCGCTCCAGCTTCCGTGCGTGTCTTGTCACCTCTTCCTTGCTCTTGCCGAAGATCACAAAGTCATCAAGATACCTCAGATAATAACGGATCTTCCTTGTCTCTTTGGCATATCTGTCGAGAGGGGAGAGCGCGAGATTACCAGATGACTGTGACGGACGGATGCCGAGAGGAATGGACTTGCCTGTGTCCGAATACTTCTCGAACGGCTCCATATATGCGTCAACGAAAGCCTTGTCCTTGAAAAGATGTTCAAGACGCTGTCTAAGCAGGGAGTGCGGGATGTTGTCATAGTACTTCACAATGTCAAACTGAGCAAACCAGCGTGTTCCGTCCGGATCTTTCTTGATCCACTCTTTCAGCCTCAGCGCTGCCTTGATCTGTCCATAGCCCTTTCGTGAGGCGTATGTATCGTTGATAAGCGATTTGTCGATCCGGTTGTCAGAGGCAATCACCATCGACTGCTGCCATATATGATCCGGATAGAATTTCAGCTTTGAGATCCTACGCCATTTGTCCTGCCCACTCTTCACCATCTCCTGCGTATAATCGCCTGTATGCACTTCGTGCCGTTCTATGCAGTGCTGTAGCACCACTAGATTCCGTAGAGGGTCTTCGCAGTACTTCCTCACGCCGTAGTTCTTTTTCCGCCTTGTAGCCGCGTGCGACGCTTCTTTCAGCACGTCCCAGTCGGAGGTCTTGTCGTATACATATCCTTCTCTTTTTGTCATTTCCGTTTTCTCTGTTCTTTTCGCATAGGCTTGCTACACCTCTTTGAGCTTTCGAGAATCCCTACTAACACCGGGTCATTACTGAAATGTGCCCGCAAGTCACTATACTTTGTTCCCGCTTGTCACATACACCGCCATACTTATTATGTAGGACTCTTTTGTATGCCGCCGGGGCGCGGGAAAGGCGGACACGTTCGCATGACGCACTACTGGTGCCCTCATCTTATTTTTTGGTAGTAATTCGCGCCGAGATGTTCGAGTTCGAGTTCGACCACACGTTGTTCGAGTTCGAGCAACCGAGCCCGCAATTCGAACCGTTGTTCGAGTTGCCGCCCGCAATCCACAGCTGTCCTTTCCTTTTGCCCACCCCGGACAGAGTGCCGGGGAGTTTGATTACATTGTTAAACTTTTGTTAATTCCCTTTCGCTGCTTCCGAGGTCGCGCGGCCTTTGGGGGCCGCGTAACCTCTCAGCAACCCTATGCGGCCGCAAGATATTCTTTCAGTCTCGCAGTGCTCACCACCACCGGCTTACCGATAAATTCAAGCCGCGCCGAGATGTCCGAGTACGAGTTCGACCACACGTTGTACGAGGTCGAGCACCCGAGCCCGCAATTCGAACCGTTGAGCGAGTTGCCGCCCGCAATCCACAGCTGCCCACCATTGTTATACCAGTAATGATCGCCATAGCTGATGCCGCTGGCTTTTGCAGGATACATTACCACGCGCTGTGCGTTTGCGTCGATACTTACGTCCCATCCGTCACAATCGCCTGCCGCACGTTGGAAGGTATAATGCGCCACACCTGCAAAGGTGTCTGCGGTAGGTGTGCCGGTAGGCATAAACAGCCCGTCCCACACATACACGGTGCTGCCTACAGAGCACGCATGACCGTCATCCTCCCATTCCTGTCCCCATGGATTTTCCCATGGGCCGACTTTTACGCTGTGACATACATTGCCGTCGCCGTCCCAAACAACTGAGTTACCATCGCTCATACCTAGGTTGAGTGTCGCTCCTGTGAGGATCACTCGCTGCTTCAGGAACTTCGTCCATCCGTCACTCGTTGTGGTAGTCTCTGTTCCGTCAAGGCCTACGCCCCACACTTTCGTTCCGTCACTCGTCGAGCAGTTCTGTGCGTCACGCCAGCCGTATTTCGCGAACATATAAAACAATAGCATTTTCCCGAACTTGTTTCGCCCAGCCAATCCCCAGCTCTTGCCGTACGCCTGTGCATAGTTGAAAAAACTCATAACGTTCTGTCCGTCTCCCAGTGTTGTTACGCCGGGTTTCGAATATGCTTTTCCACCGCTGAGGTTGATCTTGAACATTCCGGCTACTACACGTCCAATGTATCTGCCACCGGGGATGGGAAGGAGAGAGTGCCACACTCTTCCGGGTACGTTCGGATCAGCATACTCCCAAGCATCGGGGCCAATTCCGACCCACTGCGCGCTCTCAAATCCTGCCGCTATACTGTAGCTAATGGTCTTGTTCGTTGCGTCTCGCGTAATGTCCAGAACCTTCACCCCGTCTGCCGTATAGCGAAAGTCATTATCGTTGAGCAATGCCACGTGACCGTCCTTATCCATCAGACCTGCCTTGAAGTCGCTCAGCCACAGTTGACGCATCATGTCAGAACCACCTACATCAATGCGGTTGCTCCCCTTCGATGACTGTATGTTCACGTCCATATAAAAGGCATAACTCTCCAGGTTGGCATTCGTGCTGCCAGCAGCCTTCATCAGCTTCTGTAACGTGATCCGCCTGATGCCTCCGCCCTGTTCGATCATCACGCTGTCAGAGCTCTTCATTGTCTCCACAGGTGTGCTGGTAGCCAGGTCTTTCTTTATTGATGTTGCCATATTTTTTATATTTATTGATGATTGCTGTGTTATAGAGTAGCCTCGAATTCTACATGTGCGGCCGCTGCCACATCACTCTCGCAGAGGCCACCTTTCTCAGTGTCGTCCGTGCTCACCGTCACTGTCAGTGTTCCGGGGTTGCCGCTGTCTCCGCTCAAACCTGACTGTTCCACAACTGGTTTGAAATCAGAGTCGCCAGCTGAGTCGTTAAGCCCAGAGTTGGTCATTCTGTAGATCTTATAGTCCCAGCTTGCACGGGTCACGTTAACGGCCGCCTGTGTCTTCGTCTTCACAATCGTGTATTTCACAGTGACAGGATGTCCCTTCGAAAGATCACCGGAGGTCTGCCATCTCACCATCATCTCGTCACCCATGTCTGTCAGTTGACATCCGTCCGTAGCAACCACGCCGTTATTGACAATAAAGTCACAGATAAACAGCGTCTGACCGTCCACCATGTCTCTGTCCACCGTCAGCGTAGTGCCCGTACCGTTCAGAGGGTTACTGCGACTCCCCTTATACCATTTACAGGAATAATCACTCGCATTGAAGACCATCGTACCGTACATTAGTGTCGTGTTGATCGTTGTGCTTTGTGTGTTAGCGTCAAGTACTGTCTGTGCAGGTGTCGCCATGCCGACATACGAGCTCGCGCCTGACTTCTGAATAGGCACCGTCATGTCTTTCGACAGCGTGCCCGTCATCTTGCTCGTGGCAATCACGTAGTCTCCAGTATATGTCAGCGTATCGTTCGAGTAGTTGTCCTTACGTGCCAGGTTCCCTATGATCCTTAGCTGTCCCGTGTCCGGGTTCATTTTGAAGAGCCCTTTGCCGGTTCCTGCTGTAATCGCTTTGAAGCCATCTGACTCAGCGGCACCGTCAAAGGTCAGAGGTGCACCGTTCCATTTCCAGTGATGATCACTCAGTGTCACCGTCTCGCCAGATACCGCCTTGGCACTCGGGGTGATCGTCGGCTGGTTAGCCACCACCGTGAAATCCGGCGCGACAACGCCGCTGTCCGTGTCAACTGCCTGGAACAGCGCTTTGTCGGTGTCCAGTGATAGATAGATCGTCTGCCCGCTGCGCAACCTCTTGATGGTCGCGATCGCCTCCAAATCAAATTTCTCGCTCATATATCTTCTGTCTTTTGCCTTTTTTCCTATGTTCTATTTCTGTTCCTATTATTATGGGTACCGCCTTCTTTGCGTCAGCCGTTTTGTATGCAACGGCTTTGCAATTGCCCTCGCAAAAGAGCGTGCTCCGTTCAGTTTGCAGCGGCTCGGCCGCTACCATTATTCAGTTTCTTACTCATCCTTCCCTTCACCTCTTCCAGCGTCAGCAACTCGCCATCAACCGCCTTTGTTTTTTCTTCCAGAGTCGATCCACTCACTCCCGGCGAGCAGTCCATCAGCAGTCGTTCTCCGACTACGACCTTCCCGTCTACCTCGATGGTCCCTCTCAGGTTCATGCCCTGCCGTTCGCATTTTTCCTTGTCTGCAAGTATGTACTTCATAGTCTTCGTATTTAGTGAAATATCAAAATATTACCCTCGCTGTCTGTCCATATGTTCCCGTCCTTGTCAGATGCTATGTCATAATTTTCTCTCTCTTCCACATTCGCATATTCACCGATCTCCGATTCTACAGATGTGTTCATTCCTGCGTCGCCTTCCAGGTCATAGGTCACGTCGTCGCCATATCCAACCACGACATTAACACCATCAGAGCGCATCACGTGCCATTCCGTTTCCAGCAGCCGGGAGAAATGCTCTATGGCCTGATTACCACTCTTCACTATCAGCCGGTCGTAGCGCTTCTTGTCAGTCGGGTTCACGTCTGTTCCGTTCATGTAATCTGCTGTAAAGGTGGGATGCACCCTCACCGTACCGAAGTTCTGCTCACCCAACAGCCTGCCGCCATGGTAAGCACGGCACAGCAACTGGCACGTCTCCATCATACGCATGTCCACACTGATCTTCACATTGTCGTATTCTGTCACCGGGGTCAAGTCCGCATCAATGTCCTTTCCAATATGCTGATACCCGCTGCCCTCATTGACGAAATATTCAAGACTATAGTCCGTTCCGGCAGTCAGCTTCTTGGCGCCCTTACTCATAGCAAAAGTCCATGTCTTCACATACGACGTTTCTCCGTCTCTTGCAGCATCCATCGTGCTGCCCTGTACCGTTTCGCCATGTGCACGTTTATACATCAGGCGCGAATATTCGTCCGTCCATGGATTGTAGGCTACAGACACGCCACCGCTCATCTCCAGCTTGTAAGTGTCCTCTGCCTTATCGAAGGTTCCGACATACACAGCGTCACTCTGCATCGTCACCTGTCTGCCCGTGCGTCTGTCTACAACCACGCACTGAAAGACCAGTGCATGTTTCTCCCCTGCGGGTACATTATAGGTCAGCACCAGTGTGCCGCGGATAGTATACACCGTTCCGTCTATGGCTGTCTTCCCGTCGGAAATACTGTAAGCGTCCTTCCATCCTCTCACCTGGCTGATGTCCACGCCGTCTACCAGCCATGACATCTGCGTAGCGTCGCCCATATCATCATTGCTGACCGTGTAGAGACCATCCTTACCTGGAGCCTTCAAGTCCAGTGTCGGGATCACTGTGCAAGGCTGCACAGTACGGTCAGGCTGGTATTCCTTCCCGTCATACACCTGCTGCAACGGACTCCCTGGATTACCCTCTGTCACGGTCAGAGAGCCTGTCAAAGGGGTCACACCCACTCTTATCGTGTTGTTTCTTAGCCTCATGCCTCGTTCCTCGTTCCTTCCTATCTCGTTATCGGTTTGTACGCTATAAATGTTCCTTATTTCTTCACTGCAATCGTCTTCTTCACACTAAATGCTTTCGCTCCGTTCTGTAAGCCGCTGCTTTGCAGCTGCCCTCCCTTTGCCTTGAACACAAACTTTGCCTCCGTCCCGCTGCCAAGATCGTCCTCCTTCATACCAGTCACCAACAAAAGACTGCCCGCGAAGTTCCGCACTTTGTCTTTCGCTGCCCAGATCTCATCAGCGTTGCTGTCTCCTGTCTTTCTTGCCACGCTCCACTCCGTCACCTCCGACGTCCGGTCTCTACTGCCCTGCATCACCTTACAAGTCAGCGTACAACTGTCCTCCCATGAGAGCTGAGCGTCGCTGTCATTCATCACCACCAGTTCCGGGTCACAGGAGTCGTCATATCCCGCCGTAATGATCGTCCATACCGTACTGTCTGCGCCAGGCTTCACGCCCTTCGTAGGTGACTTCCCAGTATGTAGCCATTGCGAGCCGCCAAAACTCACATTGTCATAATAGTAATATTCCGTATCGTCATCATAAGCGCCCCTGTTATTGTCAAGAGGGTGCCATTCCTTGGGGTCGCCGACGCGCAGCTCAAACCACTTCGTGTACACAAAACTGCCATGCGGAGAGTGCTGCTCTACAGCACACCCTTCCAGCGAATACGAGTTGATACCGTAATAATAAACTGTTTTCTGCTCTGTCAGAAAGTCCATGACCGCATAAGAACGGCCTGCCTCAGACTGGCTTCCAAGCTGCACGATAGCATCGCCCACGCCAGGAACGTCATTGTTGTTCGCACCGTCCATACCTACAAACACAATCGGCTGATCATTATAGCACAGAGCGTCATATTTCCCGTCTGCCCCCTTCACTGGCAGGCCGTCACTTCCCAAAGTAGGATAGCTGCCGTCCGCCTTAAGATAAAATCCAGTCGCTCTGTTGCTCAGGATCACGTAGCCCATGTGTCGCGTCATATCCTTTCCGTCCGCGTCCTTCCCCGTTACGACATCCTCCGTACCCGTAGCGACAACGAGCCGCCAATAGTAGCGGTTGCTCACATCCTTGTGAACGCCCGCCTCGATATTGAAAGTCTGGCAACGCGCCTGGTCGCCTACCTTCCACCAGTTCTGTGTCCGGGTTGTTCCGTCATCATCCACGAAATAACACTTATATCCGTCAGCAGTCATCGTGCCGTCCGTTATCTCCTTACGTTCTGCATCCACAGCCACAACCCTTTGCAGCGTACTGCCTGCGAAGGTCCGGGCCATATCACCGCCCACATAGCTCAGTTTGCGGATTTCAAGCTCGGCGAAGACAGCTTTCATCCTCACCAGCAACTTGTCTATCTCCAGCACACTCTTGTCACCGTCAAGATACATGCCGTATCCGTAACCGTCAAGGTAACCCTTACGAAACGTCTTGTTCTTCACGCTGCCGCCTACTGTGGAGTCCCCTTTCACCTCCGCCTCCTTCATCGTGAGCTTATACTGCGTCTCATCGTCCTGGTCCTTACGGAGGTATTTGCCTCCTGTCATCTCCATGATCTTTTTCCAGTCCGAAGAGTCTGAATCAAGATTGGCGGCTCTGTCAGCATGAACCGCACTGCCGGCTCGTTGGGCATAGTTCACACTGTCTCCCTTACCAATATATACCGTACCGAGAGCTGCAATCCGGTCGTCGGTGTAGGCACGACTCTTCTTCCCCTCCTCGGCAACGATCGCCTTGTCAGCATCCGTCATACCAATTGGTATACTTGATGCACTTCCAACAGCCTCGCCGTCGGCATTCAGAAGGGTTACATCCACCTTACCTTCTGCGTGTCTTGAATCATCCACACCAATATGAGTAGGTGTGTGAGCGTATGCCGCACCGGTAGAATAGATGGCGTTCCCGTTTTTCATAGGACGGTCACCCTTGGGCAAGCATTCCTTGTGGGCACGGAGCGTTCCACCGACGGTTGCGTCATTCTCCACCTGCAGATCGTCAGCCCAGGTAATCTCACGCTTGCCGCCTTCCGAGTCAGTAGCCCCCGTCCCCTCAGACACGGTGCTCTCTGCCTCGGAAGTCTGCACCTCCGAAGTAAAGCTGCTCTCGGCCTCATCCTCGCCTGTCTGCTCAGAGCCAATCGATTCCTGCTCGTTTGTCTCCTGCTCGTTTGCCAGACTTTCCTGCTCTGTCGTTCCTGTTCTTTCCTCTATCGTGCTTTCCTGCTCCATACCGTTGTTGCTCTTTCCTCGTTATCCTTCCTTTTTCACCGCCCCATGCCTGTCGCCGTTTCCAAGGCAGGGTTCGGTAAGCTGCTGCTGTGCAGCGGCAAAGCTTCTCCCTATGTGTTCACAGCCAGCAGTTCCTTGCATTGGCCCTCCAATAGAGTGGCAAGGTCCTTTTCTTGATACGTCTGTGCCACCATCGATGCAGCCTTAAGCATGATAGCGTCATAGAGCTTCTCACAGAGGTTCACCTTGCCCGCCTTAATCTCGGGTATTGGGATGTACCTTGCCCGTTTCACATACACATTCGCGCCTGCCGAGCAGCTATAGAACTCCAGTTCCAATCCTGTGCTCCAGTGCACGATAGCCACGACAGGACGGTGTGTATTACCACGTATGCCCCCATAGTTTGAACTCTGGCGGATATAATCCGGATCGTCTTCGCTGATAGCGTTGAACACCGGACGGTCCCAGTCGCTCATCTGGAAGCACACGAGGCGGAGAAAATCATCAGGCAGCTGGATGTGTCCACTTCCAATGCCCACCGACTTAGGCCAGTAGATAGTGCCCGTGAAGGCTTCACCGCGTCCTAACAACAGGTAGGGCGCTGCCGTCTCCACGATTCTTGCTGCCGGACATATCTTGCTCTTTACGATGTCATCAAGAGACAACGTATCCACATCACCAAGATCTGTCAGAGCTTTGCTACTCATGTTGTTGTCAAGGGCTATGCGTATGTCACGCACGATGTCATCGACATTGTACGAAATTGGATCTTGTGTCGCCATAATGATTCCTCCAAATGCTGATTATTAGATACCCTCAAACACAATTCCCTTGCTTGCGGCCATCTGCCTGATAGCGTCCTTACTGCGAAGCTCTCTCACCTTACCGCCGTAATTGAACACAAGGTAGTCACGCGCCTCGTCAGTATTACCCACTTTGATGACAGTGTTTCCCTCAGAATCCTTCGTCTCCGTTTGTTCCGTTGACTGTCCGTCCGCCGCTAACGGCTTCTCGTCCTTCTGTCCTTGCAGACCGTTCTGTGCGTCATCCTCCTGGGTGGTGCCCGTGATGCTGGGTTCCGTAGGCCGCTGCTTTGCAGCAGCGAAGTTCTTTGGTTCCGCCACTTCTTCCTCCGTCACCTTGTCTATTACGATGCGTCCCTGCTGGAAAAACCGGCTGTGCTCGATAAGCTTTTGCGTCAGCGGGTCCGATGTCGTATATCTAGCCGGTTTCATTCCGTAACCGGTTGCAGAGCCTCCGGAAAATGAAACATGAAGATGAGCGTTACCTACGGGTATGAGAGCCTGCCATTCCATCATGCCAGGAGCGGCATAGCGTTTAGTAATCTTTTTCATATCTTGTTGATGATGTTTGAGTAATAAAAAAGAGGGGGCATTACGCGCCCGCAATGTAGCCCCCTCCACTTGTCGTATGTATAGAACTAAAAACTAATGCTACTTCTCGGACGCATATACCTCGCCTCGGTATTCTGCCCATGTGCCGGTGGCTCCATCAGCGCCAGCTGTATACTGCCACATCTGGCCGTTCTGGGCAATCTTGCTGATACCCGGGCAGTCTGCAAGCAGATAGTAGACACGGCCGCTAACAAGATCATCACCTGTAGGAGCAGTTTCCTTGTCCCACATCGTGAAGCTGGTCGTACCATTGCCGCTCTCCTCGTTCTCGCCATCGATCCAAATATGGCAAGCACCTTTCAGGCACAGTGCGTCCCAGGCCAGGATACCGCTGCGAGTAGCCTCCTCGCCTTCGATCTTGTCGTTGAAGGAGTGCTCGCCGCCCTTGATCATACGGTAGTGGACAAGACGGTCCTCACCAATGAGAGCACCGCTGTTACTCCAGCCAAGCTTGTCCAAAGTAGGCTCGCGCTTGATGTCGATGTCGCCAAACACAGTGTGGAAGCTGGTCACCGTCCAGCCGAGTTTGTTGGTCTTCACCTCTACCTTCACCTCGGGATGCTTAGAGAAGTCGATACACTGGAACTCCTCCAAAAGATTCTTGCCAGCCAAGAGCAGACCCGTCTTAGGTACGTCCTCGCCCGTGTAGAACATCTTGGCAAGGGCAATAATCTTCTCGATGGTCCACTTGCCGGTATGCTGCAAGATACGCTTGAACTGCCAGCGCACGCCCTCTGTGAAGTAGACGTCCTGAAAGCCCGCTTTCTCCGTCTTCACCTTGAACTTACCTTTGCGGCCAGCCCACAACGTGCGGTTGCCCTTCACCTTAAAGTTCTTGATGGCCTGCTCGGCAATGAGCGCCTTCGAGAATGGGATGCGTTTCTTCTGTGCGTCGAAGTAGTCACTCACAATCTGATTCATGCCGCGCTTCTGCAGGTACTGCTCCATGGGCTGCGGGATGATCAGGTCGGGGTCTACGTTCTTCTGTGTCTCGTACAGAGCGTTGGACATGATGGTCATCTTGGTGCCGGCCGGAATCTCCGGGAGCTTGCTGTACTCATCTGTCTTGTTGGTCTTAGGACCATTGACGGCTCGTACGATGGGACATTCTGTTGTCTGGTCTGTACCCGTAACAAACAACATCAAAGGCTGGCCGGGGGTCTTGGTCTGACCATCGGGGGTGTAGCCGTCTACACCGTGGACAAGCAAGGTGCCATAAGAGTTGAGGAGTGTCTTGTCATCGTCCTCAACGGGCAAGATACCCTGCATGCCGCCTCCTTTAAACTCTGAGTTGGTCTGTATCTCACTGCGAGGCTCGTCGAGCATGTAGTGATCTACAATAGGGCTCTTCACGTCCACACGCTTGGCTTTCAGCATGAGCTGCATCAGTGGCGTGTCATCTGAGTTAAACTGATAAATCTGATCGTCGATGTCGGGTTCAACGAGGTTGCCCGGTGCGATACCACCACTGGCTGCCGCCGTAGCCGACGTAGTAGTGGGCTGACCGCCCACCTGGGTCTTTGCGCCCACGCTGCCCATACTTACAGTTGGGGCTCCGGTCGCGGTTTGTACTGTCTCGCCTGCTGCGAGCTCTGCTACTTTTTCTGCCATATCGTTCGTTTTTTTGTTGGTTATGAATAATTTCTCGTTCGTTAGAACAACGTTGCTTTATACTGCTATCCTTTCTATCGTTCCTTAGCTATCCTATGTCTGATTCTATCATGCCTTCGTCTGCAAGATTGCTGGTAGTACAGCATTTGCCGCCTCGCCAACAGCTTCTTGTACGTGTCCGTTTAGGCGTCTCCACCACTTTCACTGTATCCATATCGTCCTTGCCATTAATCTTGTCCTTCCTCCACTCTGCGCGCCAGCCGTCCGGTATTATCGGCTGTGCCGCTGCCATAAAGCTTACTCCGCTCCTGCTGCTATGTCAAAGATGCTCTTTGGTCTCGCAGCCGTTTTCGGGCTGTTGTTCTTGCCGTTCAGCTGGGGCAGGCCGTCACCCTTGGCTCGCTTCTTTAGCTTCTCCTCGATCTTGGCGTTCTTACCCATCACTTCGCCCTCTTCCTGAGCGTCAGCCACATCATCATCGTGCTTGATGGCCTTGATAGCCATACGGATGCTCTCAGGAGTAAACTTGCCGACAATGCCATCGTGGCTGATGCTTTCAAGCAGTTCCATAACATCGTCAACATCGCTGTCCGACAACCCCTCCTCTTCCTGGATCTTCTGCAAGTCAGCAAGCGTCTGGTCGATATTCTTGTTGTATTCCTCCTCGAGTTTCTTATTGGCCGCCACACGGTCCACATATTCCTTGTTAGCCGCCGCCAGCTTGTCTGTTAGCTCAGGATTGTCCAATGCGTCCTTGAACTCATCACCAAACTGACGGATCAAAGCGATCACCGGATCTTCGCCCTTGCGCCATGCCGTCACAAAAGCCGCACTACGCGGATCGCTCAAGAACATGTTTTTGAATCCCTCCTCGCGTTCCTTATAACCCGATAGGTCTTTATCGTATTGGTCGTAATCGTCACTCACCTGACCGGCCAAGACCTCATCATCACTGAAGTCTTTGTCGGGGTAGCGGTCTGACAAACGCTTGCGCAATGCATCACGTTTGTTCATAACTTGCTGTTGCTCATTGCCTGCTGCCATATTTCCGTTTTTTTTCTATTTTCCATTCGCAAATGTATGAACATTTTTTTAATCCAATCCTTTATTTTTTTACTCTTAATTCATTATTTTTGTATTCATGTTTACCAATAACCAAATAACCCAATGAAGACTAACGGATGTATTGCTGATTACAGGGAAGAAAAGGAAAGGCAATTGATGAAGGCTTACAGAAAAGCCCTCAGCGAGTGTCGGGTCGTCAACCTAAATACTATTTTTAAGAAAACCGCTGATTCTCCGGCTTCGCGGTTCTTTGTTTCTGAGGAGAGAGCAGCGGCTGTAATATCAAAAATGATGAGAGGACAAAAACCAAAGATGGTGAGTGCGCTCAAGATGCAGATGTTTCGGGAAATATTGCGGCGCGTGCAAGACATCAGATCGGGAAACCCTACGTTTAGCATATATCATTGTTGCGTACTTGCCGTTAACTCCCCGGCTCCTAAGTTTTATATGACGCCGCTCTCTGTCCGTCAAACCATCTACCGCCTCAAAAGAGAACACTCCAAGCGTATATAGCTCATAACCCTTAGTTTCCCCTTAGTTCTGTACTCCGTTCTTCTGGGCGGTGTCCGAGAGGCTGGGTTCCGTAGACCGCTGCTTTGCAGCGGCTTCCCTCCTCAGAACACCGCCTCGCTCGAACCGTAGCTTCGTCTCTGTATCATGTCCTCCTTCTTACGTATCTCCGGCATGTCCATCTCATTATAGCACACCCACAGACCGATGGCCCGCGTCATCAGCAGGTCGTCGTGCTTCCCGATCACCGCTCCGAAGGCTCCGTTGTCCTTGCGCTCATAGGTGAGATACTCGTCCAGGCACCGTCCGTCACGCTCCGTGTACAGCCCGTCTCTTACTATCTTAATAAGGTTGGAGATGATCATCGGCTTCGTCTTCACGTTCGTGTGGAAACCATACACCGCCTGCTCGCCGTCGTCAACGCTCTCACCGCTCTTCTTCCGCTCGTAAAGGTTCGGGTACACGTCCTTGATGGCATTGAGCACATACTGGCTCTGGTCACCGTCCACCTGCCGTTCCTTGTCGTGCGTCTCCAGCGTGTTGCTCTCGATTACCAACAGGCTGTTGTCATACCACTTGGCTACCTGAGCCGCCTTCCATGCCAGCAGGTCAATGTCGCAATGACCGTACCACTGGGCCACAACCCTTGGATTGCCGCCGTCCATCATCGGCAAACGGTCGAAGACGACAATCACGCTCCAGTCGGCCTTGTTGCTTCGGCCGCCGATGTCCACGGCCGTGATATAACGGTCGGTAATGATCTCGTCGTCTGAGATGTCAGGCTTCTCCCACACCCATAGCAGTCCTTGATGGTCTTCCTTGAAATGCAGGTTCACAAAGGCTTCCTTACCTTCATCACCCTTGCCATACACATCACCGATATACATAGGTGCACAACAGCGGTGGCGGAAGGTATCCACCTGGTAGCGGTCGAAGACGCGCTGACCGCTGTTCACAAACGCCTCAATCTCATCCGAGGGGTACTCCGATGCCATCTGTCCGTGGTCGGTGTACTTTTTGCGTTCGAAGACATACCAGTTTATTTGCTCCAGCGTGCACCCCTTCTTCCAAAGCCACCACAGATAGGCACCAGGTTCTTCTCTGTTCGACATCACGTTCTTGTTCTGCCGATTCTCCCATAGCCGCTCAGCCAGCTTCCTGCGCTCAGACTCATCGGCAAACGGCTTCTCGTAAAGCTCTATCTCAAACCAGGCAACAAAAAACGGATGAAACTGGCTGTTGCCTTCCTTCGCCGCCATGTACTCTTGGTGGAAGTAGTTGCCCACGCCCTTGGCCGTGCTCTCTATCACGATCATGGTGTAAGGGAGCAACGGGATACCCGATGTGGCGCCTTGGATAAGATCTTCCGGGGTCTTGCCCTCAGTACGTTTCCACAAACCTACCTCCGACAAGTGCACAAGGTTGTAGTCGCCGCTTCGGTCGTTGTCTGGTTTCTCAGCCGTACCAACCTTGATCTTGCAGTTCCGCTGAGGTATCTCGTGGATAGAGTTCGATTGCCCTACGCCCTGCCATTTCTTCTCATTGGCATCATACGATGCGCCAATATCATGCAGGAATCCAGTCGGGTATTTCTCCAGCATATTCTTGTACATGTCAAGAATAGTATAAGAGGAAACCAACACATGAGATACTATCAGACTGTTCAAGCCCGTCTTATGTACCAGCTGTAGCCAGGCAAAGTACATCTGAGTCACCGTTGACCCACCCCATTGACGCGCCTTTAAGAGGATGAGTCGTATCGGCATCCCCAATAGCCGCTGTCGCTCATACTCAGTGACGAGTTTTCGTTGGGGGCGGTTCAGTACAAAGTGTACGAAGTCGCCACCACCCTTGGGGTGTATCTGCACCAACAGCGCTGCCCAAAAAGGAAAGTCGTAGCGGATCCTTATCCTGACAAATTCCTCCACGATCATGTCATAGGCATCCTTGTCGTATTCCAGCTCGCCTTCCATACCAGCGTTCCCGTCCCTGGACAAACTTTCCTCGCACTGTTCCTTAAGTACCGTTTCGTAGTATTCCTGTACGCTGCCTGCCTTCACAAGCCCCTTTACAAGAGGAACTTCCATCATGCCGTCCGGCACCCATTGTACCTTGATCGGAAAATCAGAGATAACGATCCGAGTCCGGGGAAGGATAGATCCCTCCCCGGTAATAGGGTTGAACGGCGATTCATTAGTATGCTTTCTCCGTTTGTCCTCGCTCAGTATTTCGTCAACCTCTTCCTCGTCCGCCATGACTGCTTTTCTCTCTACGATTGTTCTGCTCTGTTCGGTACTCCTGCGTTCCTACCCGTTTCGTTCTCTGCACATCGGTCTGCTCTGTTCGGTAGGCCGCTGCCCTGCAGCGGCTCCTGTCTCTGTCTCTACCTCGGCATCAGCATCTGCTGTGCCCTGTTCACGGCCTCCATGTCGGCTCCCTGCTGCACCTGCTGTTGCAGTCCTTGCGGCAATGGCTGAGGCTGCTGTCCCTGCTGCATCTGCTCCTGCTGGCTCTTGATGCTCTGTAACAGCTGGTCGGCAAACGGGAAGTCACCGTTCTCCAACAGCTGCTCAAGCGTGATCTGGCCCGTCTGCCATATCTGCATCAGGAAGTCGTTGGCCATGGCACGGTACGCTGGGGTCGTCGTGCTCTCGATGATGCTCAGGTCAAACTCCACGTCGCTGATCTTGTCAGGGTCGTAAACAATCTGGCTGGCCGACCGGCCTACTACATTCAGCAAACGCTTGCTGTCATAGAACTGCTGGATATTCTTCACGTCCTTGTAAGCCGCATCCTCTATGAACGCCGAGTAGCTCTCCAATAGGTCCGTCAGCGTCGTCGTGGCGTTCTGTGTCTGTTGGCTGTACAAGGCCGCGCTCATGCCGCTGTAACCGGGCTTGCCCTGCAAGCTTCCGTTCACACCCGAGATGTCCTCGATGAGCTTCAGCTGGATATTTAGCAATTCATTGATACCGATGTTCACCGCATTGTTGGCAACCTGCTGAGGAAGGTTCTTAGCTCCCTTCTTGATCACGATCACTCCGTTGAACCGTGCCCACTCATCAGCAATGTCGTTGATATTCAAACCCTCGGGAAGACAGTCCTCCGGGAAGATGAGTACACCCTTGGCACTGGCACGCATGATCCAGTCGTACATCGTAATCAGGCGGTTGATATACCGTTGTTGGTCGATGAAGTCGCTCACGAAACCATGCACCTCACCGTCAATGAAAGGATAGGCCTTGAACACATAGGGATGACTCTTGTGCTTGTATGGGGTCTCGCCCTCATCGAGAATATCCCCAAATGGGCTCAGGTAGTAATAGTACCAGTAGTTGTCCACAAACCACTCGCTCTCTATTAGAGGTATATCGTCGTCCGCCATACCTGCCGCACGGCCTTGCGCCAATCGTTCACGGTTCACCTTGTCCACAAGTTCCTCCTTGTCCTCAATGTCCACCTTGAACAGCTCACCCGTGTTCATGTCGTGACAACGGTATCGCGCCTTGTTCTCCTTGCGCCATACCTCTATCACGCGGCATCGCGTCGGGTCGTGGCTGTACAGAAAGTCATAGCCTCGCTCCACCTCGTAGCCGAAGTAGTTCAGCGTGTCGGCGATGCTGCGCATGTCGTGAGCGTAGGCGTATATCTGTCTGAGGCGGCTCACGTCTGCCGGAGTCTTGGCATACTGCTCGCAGAGCGTGTTCCAGTCCACGTCGTGCACCTCGCCAACCAGCGTACAGTCCCAACCGCGCATGTCGCGCATGTTCGAGTCAATGAAGAAGTTGTTCGGCTGCACGCTGTCCGTCCAACAGTCCAGCTTGTCGTTGCGCCAGCCAAACCATTTGCGGTGAACCACGAAACCGCTGATCATAAACTCCTCCAACCCGCGCGCGTAGAGCTCGTTCATACGATTCAGCTGCATGTTGTATTGCAGTGCGGTGCTCATCACCTCGCCCTGTTTCTGCTCATCTCTGTCTCTCGCTACGCACGTAGGCTCCTTGTCCTGATTACGGAACACGCCAAGCACCGTGCGCTCCAGCTTGCGGATGATATTGTTCTTTAGCGGCACGTTCCCCTGCTTGCGGATATACGTGTCCTCCCGCATCCGCTCACCGTCCACAGTGATATAGTCATCCCATTGGTCACCATAAGAGTATCGTTTGTTACGTTCACGCTCCCTTCTGAACGGCTCCATGCCGTCCCAGGCGTGCTGTGCCTCCATCAGCACGTCGAGGGCGCGCCGTTCGCCCTGGGCACTCATCTCCGTGCGCATCAGCCCTTTCGTCTCCTTAGGCATCACCCTGCTCTTGGAGTGAAGTCTTGTCTTTCTTGCCATATCGTTCGTTCTTTTATTCTTGCTCTTTATTCATGCTGGCTTTCAAACCGGTGTGCTCTTGGCCTCCTGCATTATCTCAGTATGCCTTGCCGCCATCTGCCTATTGCCTTATCATTTTGCAAAGATAATCATTTCCCGTCCTCCCCACCCTTTATATTTTTATTCTCGTTACAAACCTTGCTGTTCGTTACTTCCTGCAATACCATCCGGTCTTGTATCCGTCTCGGCTCGCCTGTGATCATGTACCACTCCCTTTAAGAGTAAAATCAAAGGCTGGGTTCGGTAGGCCGCTGCTGTGCAGCGGCTCTTACCTTTACCTCAGTTTCTCCAGCTCTCCGAGCACCTCGTCCAGGTTCTTTTGCAGCTTCTGCTTCTCTTCCTCGTCCTGTTCATAGCTCATCGCCGTCCGTATCTGTTGCACAGCCCCGATATAGGCGTTCACCTGCTGCCAGTGCACGAAGTCCTTGCTCTTGATGATCTCGTCGAGTTTCTTCTTGCCTTCCTTGTCGCCCTTCAGATAGTCCTTCTTATATCCGCTGAACTCGTTCTGATGGCGTTTGCTCTCCTCGCTCAGATCATAGTACCAGTCGGGCAGCTTCGCTTTCCCGTTCTGCTGTGTCTCCCTCACGGCGGTCACTATGCGGTTCGCAATAGGCACCTCCTGCACGTCGGGCAGCTTGCCGCTCGCCACGGTCAGCATCGTACCACCAGTCTGAGCCAAGAAGGAGTACAGACCACCATAATAGCCTTTCAGCAAGTGGTCCACCACAGCAGGGTTGTTTAGCTCCCCGCCTACCTTCGTGCGCTCCCACCAGCCTTGCTTGTGCTCGTCACCGCCGGTCAGGTCGTTGATCATCTCCGACGACTTGATAAGCCAGCTCGGTGTACCCACGTAGGCCTTTTGGAAGCTCGGCTCATACTTGTTGAAGTCGTTGTCCTTGTACAGCGGCCTGCCCGTGAAGTCAGTGTTGAACCCAACCTGCAATAGCGGCTGTGTCACCGTCGGGGCCATGTTGATGAGCATGTTACCGTTGTTCCCCGCGAAGTCGAGAGGCAGTAAGTCGCCCACCTGGCTCATCAGCTCCAGCGCGGCGTTCTCGTCTCCCTTGCCCTGCAGCGTAGTAGTCAGCGTCTCTCCAAAGCCATGGAACACACGGAACTCCTGAGCCAATGGTATCATCGCGAACTTCCGTGTTCCAGGTATCCACATCACAAGATTGTTCCTTCTCTGCCAGCTCGGTAGCTTCCAGTACTCATCCACGGCATTCCACTTGTCATCATCGTCTCCGTCACCGCCGCCGAACATGCTCCACAACAGTTGCGTGGCAAACACCTGCGCCGCGCCTATCAAGGCCACGGCTCCCGTGAAGAGTGTGAACTTCACCGGATGATCCATGGCCATGGACGCTACGTTCTGTAAGCTCTGAATAGCCGGGTTCACGAAGATCTGCAAGTTCCTGTAGGTGGCATTGCCCATCTCGCCACTGCCCTTGCGGTTGAAGTTCAGCGTGATGTTCTTAGCGTCGCTCGTGCTCTCACGCACGCTCCGTCCGCTCTGACGGCTCGCCATATAGATAGCGAAGCGTGTCATGTCCTCGATGCACCGGTTCGTGTACTCCAGTCCCTCGCTCAGACCACGGAACAATCGTTTCGGGTTATACACCTTCTGGTTCATATTCTTGTACATCTTCTGCATGTCGTCCTTGTACTCGTTTATCTCCTTCAAAGAAGTAAATCCCGTCTCGGCACCATGCGTCATGAACTCATAGAAGTACCGCTCCGTCTCGCTCATCTGTCCTGTAGGCAGCTGCTGTGCAGCTGCTTTCTTGTACCACTTCATCAGCGTGAACATCCTTGCCGGTCCGCCCAATCGTGCCACATTCAGTCTGAACCGTATCGCGTACGCCGGGCTCTCCTTGATGGCCGTCGAGATGGCCGCCATAGTCAGGTCGCGGAAGGCGTTGCCCACCGTGAACGACGGGCTGAGGCTCGTGTACCGCTCAGCCAGCTTACGGCCAAAGGCGGCTACCTTGCTGCTCTCAAAGCTGCGCTCGCTCGCCCTACGCATGCGTGTACCGTTCAGTGCCTGCGCCGCCCTCGGGTTACCGTTGATGTACAGCACATACTTCTTGCCGTTCACCATTACCTCTACATGGTGCTCCAACGCCTGCCCCTGCTTCACGGGCACGCCCAAGTGCAACCGGCCGCGCTCCTTGGTGGCAAGGCCTTGTTCTTCCAACTGCTTCATGTCGTCCTCATGCTGCTTCACGATGTCGGCAATCTCGTCAGCCGTGGCATCCTCAGGAATGTTCGGCACGTCCTCGCGCCAGTCGGGTGCGGCGTCGGTGCCATAGTTTCTGTACCACATCTCACTCACCGTCACAAGGTTCGTCGGGTGGTTCTCCACAAACCGCATGAAACTTTGCTTCACCTTGTTCTTATTACCCTGTACGATGGCGCTCACCGCCATACTTCCGATATAAGCAATAGGGTTGTCAGCCTGCGACCGTCTGCCCTTGGCCTTGTGTACCGTCGGAGAGAACGCCGTACCCTTGTCACCACTACCCACATAGTCATAGAGGTCGTCAGCCGTCGTCTCGTCCCAGCCGCGCAACGGTATGTAGTAGTTAAACATCCTGCTCACCTGCTCGTAATTGCCCTTGCTGATGATACCGCTCTCGTAGGCCTTCTCCAACGTCCACCCGGTTGCCTCGTTCGTCGCCTTCCACAGCTCGCCAATGAGCCCGCCGGGTTGTGTAGGCCGCTGCATGGCAGCGGCACCCGCCCTTGCCTCCATGTCCGCCACGATCCGCTTGGCCTCCACCTCAGCGTCCTGCACGTCGCTCTGCCCCGTTAGGTCGGTCAGTCCGGCATAGTCACGCAGTCTGAAATGCTGATACAGATCGTCGAAGTCCGGGAACGTCACCTTCTGCGCCTGCTTCTCCAGCGCGTCTTTCTTCTTCGGATCGCTCTCGGCGTTGGCTGCGTTCATCAGCGCGTCATACGTGCCCTTGGCTTTCTCCATGGCCTTGTCGTATGCCGCCTGTGCGTCCCTGCGGGCGAACACCTCGTTGCGCTCCAGTCCGTGCTTGGCCATCATGTACTCCGTCACGTCGCCGATGCTCACCTTGGCAGTCTTGGCCACGGCATTCACGGCCTTCAACAGCGGCTTATAGAGGTTGTCCGTGAAGTACTCGCTCTCAGCACGGCTCTGTCCGTGGCTGCGGTTCTCCTCGTTGTAGGCATCCTCCCAGTCGTCCATCTTCTCGCCGCGCTGTTTCAGCACAGCCTCCTGCAAGTTCCTTACGTTAATCATGCTGTCCTGCCAGGCCTCACGTATCTTGTTCTTAGCGTCGTCAGCCCAGGCGTTGTACGTCTCCCTCGCCGTATCGTCATCGTCCTCGATGGTGTCTCTAAACAGCAAGTCCGGCTCTATCCCGTGGCTGATCTGCTCCGCCTTGCTCAGCAAGTCCTTCTTACCCCATGCTGCCGGCTCAGAAACATTTTCGCCTTTATTGACACCACTTTCCGAAGAATTCCCTAACTTTGCAGTAGAAGTAGTGGAGTTGTCCGAAGTCGTTTCAGAACGTTTGGGGGTAGGCTTTGCCAACAACCCGTCGGAATCTCCACTTTCTTTTTTGTACATTGTCTGGAATGCCAGCGAATGTCGGCCATTCCTTACCTCTTCCAAATAGTAGGTCGTTCCGTTGGAATATTTCTTTTCATAGATAACGACCTTGTTACCTGAGTTGTTTTTATTGTCCGAGACATGGACATTATCATAAGAATCCAATATCTCCGGAATTCTTTCAAAGTCCGCATCTGTTATACCATGTCTTCTTTGAGCATGGATAATGCGGCTGTTTTCGATGGAGTGTCGCCAGCTATCGTCTACATCAAGCCCTTCAGAGCGTAAGTCTCTTATCTGCCGACGATTTACTTTACCAATCACAAGCCGTATCATCTTTTCTTTTGTTTTCTTTGACAGGGAAACAAGTCTCCTAATTAAGCTTCTCACGTCTCCGACTTCTCCTTCTGCCGCTTCCCGTTCTCGCTCTCTTGGCTGTTGCTCAATTGCCTGCTGTTCGGTAGTGCTGGGTCCCGTAGGCCGCTGCTGTGCGGCGGCTTCCCCGTAGTTCCCCACCTTCAGTTCCGCCTGCTTTGCCACGTCCTCGGCCTCGCCTAAGATGCTGCGGTACCGTCCAGGCTCCTTCAGGTTCTCGTAGCTCCGCCAAAGGATATAGCGAAGCTCGTTGTCTGACAGAGTGAAGGCATGAGTATCGGCGAAGTTCTCAAAGCCTATGTCGTGAAGCATGGCGAGGAACATGCGCTTGATCTTCATCCAGAACGTATAGGGCATGTTCTCGAAGTTCGTCCGCTCTGCAAGGCTTGCAAGATATTCCTCCGTCGCTGTCTCAAAGTTGCCGCCATATTTGTGCAGGGCAAGGTCGATAATCTTTCTGCGTACTTCGTTGTCCGCAGCCTCGTACACGTTCCGTAAGAACGTATCAAAGTGCTCCCCGAACAGCTGCCTCAGTCCGTAGTGCGCTACGCCCTCATGAAGCAAGGTCTGCATCACGTCGTCAACGTCACGGTGGTTGGGAATGACAATGGTTATCTGACCGGTGTTGCGGTCATAGAAACCTTTGGCACGTGCCTTTCTGCCCTCCAACGTGGATGCGTCCATCACGATATTCACGTTGTCAAGGTGAAGCCTATCGGCCAGCTCTCTCACGGCACTCTCCATGCTCCGGCGCTCACGGTTGGCAAAGGCTTTCTGCTGTGCCTTGGTGCGGTTGCTCTTGCCAAGCCATTTCGCTACGGGGTCGTTCATCAGCGACAACTCTTCATCGCTATAGGCTCCACTGCCCTCGCGGTGGCGGGTGTTGCCTTTCAGCCACTCTTCATAGCTCGGACGGCTCGCCTTTCCTGCATTGCCTTCCTCAGGCTCGCTAATCTCAACGCCTCTTGCAACAAGCGCTTCTCTCAGTGCAGGTGGAACGGTGTTGAACGGTACCTTTATTCCCGTCCCTGCCAGCCTGACGGCATACTCATCGGCAACTTCCTCTACGGGCACGATACGAACGGGTTTGTCCCAACGGCTCAAAATAACCATTCGAGGATTGCCCTGCGCGGCCATCTCTCTGCCGACGGGACCTGACTTCCATTCCACTTCACCCGTTGCGTCCTTAGCTTTCTCAGCATGGTAACCACTCGTAAGCTCGCTCGCCGGGACTTCCACCTCGACGGTAACAAGCTCTGGTCTGTTCCATGCGGAAGAGAACTGGTCGTTGATAGGCGTGCGTGATGTATGGATATAAGGATTATATGCAGCATTAATCTTACTGCCATTACCCTTGTCCAAAGTAAAGGTTCCGTCTTCATTAGCCATCTCTGGGTGTTCCTCGCTCTGCTCCCATTTGCCAATCTCAATAGGGCTGCGCCATACCCACTTAGTGCGCATGTTGCCATTCTTAGTCTCAACCTGTGTCTTCACCCGGCCACTCATCGGTGGGTAGAGTTTTCCGTCGTGCTCCTGCATGGCTCGGTACACCTTCACCGTCGGCTCTCTGTCAAGTCTCGCTGCCTCTTCGTCGTCAACCTCTCTGTACAGCACGCCACCTTCCTCAGCCTCTGATGGGGTGGCAGGTTCGTCATTATGTGGACTGTCCGTTGCCTCTTCAAGGTTAGCTTTCACCTGTACGGTAACGCCAAGGTCCTTGCTCAGGTAGTCAAGCACCTTCTTTAGGTTGCTCTCGCTTACCCAAGATACCATGTTGCCGCCGCTGGTGGTAAACTCATCATCGAGAAGCCTCAACAGCTTCTTGTCCAAGAAGTATTTGCCGCCACGAGATTTTGACTTAGGAACGCTCAGCTTGTAGTCGTTATAATGGTAAGACGTTCCACGTTCTATCGTTACTTCCTTGTCTGTGCTCTCAACGGCATCACCTTCCTTAACCTTTTGCAGCATGGCACTGATGGGGACGCTGGTCTTTAGGTCCTCTACCTTGAAGCGGTCATTCATCAAAATACCTTGCTTGACATCACCGTCAATGGTCGTATAGCTGATAAGCTGACCCTTTGTCTCCGGCGCCTTCTGGGTGTCTACAAGTGCCTGCATCAAGTTACCGGTTACGATGTATGCGGTCTTGCGGCTCTTCGTAGGCACCTTGCTGTCCCAGTTGTCCATGTTCAGACCACGGGCCTGATAACCCAACATCACGCTCTGGTGCTTGATGTTTTCAAGGCTTGTCTTATCACTAAGGGGCACTTCAATCTTTCTGCGTCCGTCAAGCGTGGCAAACACTGCCGTTGATGATGAACGGGAATAACCTTTGCCGAACTTGATACCAAGGAAGGTGCCAAGGCTCGGAATAACGGTCGTGCTCGTGTCCTTCAAGTTCAGAGGGATGATTAACGGTTCCAAAGGAGTGAATGCGTCCAATGCTTCCAATACGTCGTTGAGCTGTGCGTCTATGCTCACGGTACGCTTGTTAATCTTCGTCTGTTCCTTGTCGGCGGCTTCCTTTGCGGCAATATCTGCCATGTGGCTTATCTCTTCGTCGCTCCAATTGTTGTCGCCTTTTTTGCGGGCTTTCAAGCAACCTTTGATATAATCCTCACGGGCCTTGTCAATGCGCTTTTGGGCATCGGCTTTCGCCTTATCCTCAACGGCTTTTGCCTTGTCAGCATAGAACTGCTCTACGGCTTCATGCTGCTCTTGGTGCCACTGCTCCCACGGTTTGCCGTCGGTCAGACGGTCGGCATACTCACGCACCTCCTTAGCCTTCATAGGCTTTTTCAGCACGTCCACTTCTGCCGTCTCCAGATAGGTGTTGTCGGCAAAGGCATTATCACTGCCAGGGTCTGAGCCTTGTTTCCAAACCTTCCTTGATTTGGTCTCGGCTCTCAGTGGCATGGTGGTGATTTCAAGGTCGTTCTCGCCTGCATCGTTGAGTATCTGCATCTTCACCTTGTATGCGTCGGCAAGGTCATTGAAGATTTGCTCCTGCTCCTTAACGCTGAGGAAGGGCAGGCGACGGAGTATCTTTCCGGCACAACCTGAGTTTTGATTGTTCTCTTCATCACCGTCACGGCGGTTGCTCTTCTTGCTCTCATCAGAAAGCATGTCGAGTGGGTCGCCAAGGCGCTCTTCCAAGTCGGGGTGCTCCATCATATACGACCATGTTACTTCATCGCCGTACTTGTTCATGAAGTCGGTAACCTCCATTTCGTTGAACTTCGACTTCTGCGAAGAGGTTGTGTTTGCGTCAAGCGATTTCAGTTTGTTCTTGAACATCATCTGCAAACGCTGCTCAGCCGGGATGGAACTCACCAAGTAGATGTAACGGCCACGATGCACCTGACCGGTACGGTCTATACGACCGCGCATCTGTACCTCGTCGTTGATGTCGCTCTGGAACTGCGCGGCTATCATCACACGGGGGCTTTGGTCTGTGAACTTGCTGCTCGCATGGAGGCTGATACCGGTCGAGCCGCTCTTATTGATAAGCAGTACGTCCAAACCGCCATTCTTGCCGCTGGCACTGTTGAAGGCAGAGGCGGCGGCCTTGCCGTCCATCTCCTTGCTACTACGGCTCTGAACGATATAGTTGCCATCGGCGTCCTTCACCATCTCTGACTTGCGGCCGGTAATCTCACCTACCTTGTAACCTGCTGCCTCAATCCGCATCTTGATAGCGTCCATAGGGTCAATGGGCAAGCCTATACTCAGATTGAGAATGGTCTTGCGTATCTTATTGTACTCGGCAACGGCTTCATCGCTAAGGTCGTTGATGTTGAGGGTCTTGTTGACCTGATTGTCCTTATTGCCTACCTCGCCCTCGGTGTAGCGCAGCGTGCCCTCCAAAGCTCTCATCAGAGTCAAGGAGAAGTTTGGAAGCTCCGGCATTGGGGTGTTCCTCGGCATATCGTCCAAGAAACCTTCCATCGTATTGTTGAAGCTGATAACGGGTTTCTCGCCTTTCTTCAAGCACTCTATGGCTTTATCGGCAACGGCATTGGCTTTCAATGAGAACAACAGCTGATTGACAAGATTGTACATCTTGCTCGCAAAGGGGACGTTGTTCACGCCCATGTGGCTTGTGCCTTGGGTCTTCTTGCTGAACTTGCCTTCCTCGGCCATGTCCTCGCTCATCTTCTCGATAGACGGGTCTACATAGGTGTCTTGGAACTCACGGATGGCATTGAATATCTTGGCAACCTCATCGAACTGAGCACGCTGCTGCTGGTCGGTTTCTTCGTCAACGCCTTCCCAGTCTATGCTTACACCGCTAAAATCACGCTCACGTCTAATCATCTGACCGCTTTGAACAAGCTGCTTGGACATGATTTCCTGCAATGTTACACCGCCCTTCTGGATAGCGTCAATCATATCCTTTTGGCTCAGACCGCTCTCGCTCATGGCGGTCTTCATGGCATACAGAGGCATGTTATCGGGACGCTTGGCAAAGGTGGCACTCAAATAGGTTACTCCCTCTGCTCCTTTGAGCATGTCCTGCATGTACAAACCACTCGATGACTGACCGCCTACAGTATGGCTCTCGTCCAAGAAGACATAGTTGTCCTTGGCAAGCTTCTCCAGCACATCACGGCGAACATCTCCATTCGTTTCTGCGCCGGTTGGTTTCTTGCCTTTGTATTTCTTGTCCTTAACTTCTATTTCACCATTCTTGCCTATCTCATAGGTCTTGGTGCCGGACTGTATCTGAGAGTAGGTAACAAGCACATAGTCATACTCAGGGGGCAGCTTGCCGTTCTGGAGTATGTAGTCATAGACACGCTCACGCTCCTTGGGCTTGGGAAGTCCGTAAACGACACGGGTAACGGGCTCGCCATTCTTGTCATAGACTTTCTCGCCGTTCTCATCGACAACGTTCTCAACGATATTGCCATCATCATTTGAGGCAATAAGGAATGGGTGCAACCCCTTGCTGCCTATATCGCACATATCACGGTAGTTGTCCGTGTACAGGCGTGCCTTCTGGGTGAAGTAGATAGGGGTCTTACCCTGCTTGATAGCCCAGCGGATAAGGGCTGCACCCTGTCTGCCTTTGCCTACACCGGTCATATCGCCGATGATGAAGCCCTTGCCATGCTTCATCTGATTGATGGCAAGTGCCACACTGTCTATCTGCTCGGCGGCAAGATGGGAGTACAGTTCGTCCTTGCTGCTGTAGCCAAGCTCTGAGCGTACCATCTCGTCAACGTCACCAAGCTTGTCAAGGTTCTCGGCAATGGCCTCGGCCTGTGCGGCTGGCACACGGCTTTGCAAGGTCATGCTCTGGCTCTTGTTAGGATAGGCTACTTTCTCCTGCCCTAACTCCACCTTCTCACGGGAAGCGCTCGGTTCTGTAGGCCGCTGCTGCACAGCGGCACTATTGCCGGTTACCTCCAGTCGCTTTCCATTGGCGTTATCCCGTTGAGCAGTTCTTCCACGCTCAGTTCCTCCGACTGCTCTTCGTCCAGTGCTTCCGCTTTCTCGCCGTTCTGAGGATTGCCCTTGTGCGGATCCGTTCCCCGAAACAGCATGATTGCTTCCTGCATTTCGTTGGTCTGCATGATCCAGTCGGTCAGCGCTTCCATGTTGTCCTCGCTCTCCATTTCCTCGTCCGTCTTGGGCTGAGGAAGGTCGTACAGTCCGTCCGGGTTGTGGACGTCGCTCCACCTCGCCTGCTCGTACGGGTTGTTGCTGAACTCCACCTGCTGTCTCACTATTGCCAGTACGCTCTGACGCACTGTTGACTGTGTGACTTCCGTTACTGTTGACAGCAACGGGAGACTCACGCTCCATTTGCTTAGCTCGTTGAATGTCATCTTCTACTCGTTTATATAATTCGTCGAATGTCTTTACTTGCTCGGCTCGCGCCTTCTTCTTCACCGGGGGGAAGGTGAACTTCTCAGGATTGTCGCCTACGTCTGTCTTGCGTCCGGCAATAAGTATCATGCGTACATTGTACCCGGTGCCATTCCGCTTGTACATGTCGCCGTCAAGATTGATAACGTCAACGACGTTGTAATGGGTGTACAGGTGCTTGAACAGTTTCATGTCCTTTGCCTGCATTGCGCCGTTGCTCATATACTGGGTGTTGCCGCCGATGATGATGGCTGCACGTCCGTCGTCCTTCATGGAGGCGAGGGCATTAATAGCCATAAGTCCCTCCAGACTGCTAATCTTCGTCCTGCCACCGTCAAACTCCTTCTCCTGCGTACTGCCGAATGGTGGGTTGGTAGCCACTGCGTCGTATGCCTTGGGCTCAAACGGCATGGTGCCGTCCTGATTGGTTATCTTGCCGTAGGGCATGGTACGGAGGTTCATAAGTCTACGCTCGTCGATGTCGTTCACATGCCATAGCGGTGCCGGTATGCCTATCGTCAACGCCCCGTTGCCTGCGCTCGGCTCCAACAGCTTCAATGGCTTCTTGTCACCACCCATCATGAACATATCCATCACATAGCCGAATGGAGTAGGTGTTGAGTATTGCTGATGAGCAACACGGCTGGAGTCTCTCGCGTTGAGGCTCGGCTGTGACTCGTACAGCTTCACAACCTTGTCATAACCTTCTCGCACGGCTTCGGATGTATTCTTGCTGATGGCACCGATAGCCACTTCCCTTGTGGCAAGTGTCATTGCTCTCTCTACAAGCTCCTGTAGGTCGGTGTCCTTATAGTCATTGGGCAGCTCCCAGTTACCATCAAGTTCATCATTATAGGCCTTTTTGATGTCCGACATCGTTAGGCTTCTGCCGTCCTTGGCAGCTTCCGTTATCATGCCCTTGATGCGCTCAACAAATTCTTGCTCTGCCTTGGCACGTGCCTGATACTCCTTGCTGTCGCCGCTCAACTCTTCGGCGGGTTTAGTCTCTATCGGCTTCTCCTTGCCTTTCTCATCATCGGTAGAGATAACGGCTGGCTTCTGCTCGGCAGTTCCTCGCTCTGATGTCTGCTGGGTAGCTTTCTGTTCTGTAGGCTGCCGCTTTGTGGCAACTTCCTTCCCTCCAAACAAATCATCAAACAATGATGGATCCTGCTGCGAAGATACTGCTTTTTTCTTTTCGTTATTCTCCTTAGACGAAGTTTTTTTGCCCCTCAACGCATTTTTGATGGCATTGGTCGAAGTCCTTGCCTTGGGTGCGCTCTGCAACTGCTGAAGTATATTCTCTGTAGCTTTCTTCGTGGCCATGCCGTCAACGCTAACGTCCCAGCCATTGTTGCGAAGACCCTGCTCATACTCGTCAAGCATCTTCTTCGGGAAACCGGCCATACGGGTTCCGTCCTTTCGCGTAACAACGCTCACACCAGTAACCTCACCCAATGCCACAGCGTCATTGCCGTAGGCCTCGTAGAAGTCGCCTGCGGTCTTCAAGTGTACTGTAGTTGGCAAGTCCTCTACCTCTATCTTGGACAATGGCACGCGCTCGTTGTCTGTGGTATAGACAGCCTCTATCACCGGATGAGAGAACTGAGCTGCGCCTACTTGCTCGCCCTTGCGCACCACCATTACAATATGCGTCCGCTTGCCATTAACATAGATGGCCTTGTTGCTATCTACGTCCTCTTCGGTGGCAGGTCGAAGCGTGAAGCCTCGCTCGCTGTATCGTGTATTCTCTTTCTTCTCGCTCGGTTCGGTACGCCGCTGCTCCGCAGCAGCTCCCTTCCCCTTTTCGTGCAGCCAATCATTGAACTTCACAGCTGCATCAACGCTCCTGAATGCCACATACGGATTATTAGCGTCCATGGTAGCATAATCATCACTATTCTCAGTGAGATTGTTCTCAGCGTTGTAGTCTTTGGCGTATGCTTCAAACTCAGCTGTCTTGGGCACGTCTGGGAAGTCGCCACCCTCGGCAATGTCATAAATAGCTATAGGCCTATCGATCTCGTAGCCTTCTCCATCCTGCTCGGTCACGCCAACAAAACTCGGTTCTCCGTCTATCTTCATGGGTAGATAATCATTTTCAGGCTCCGAGTGCTCCCAGTCGACGGTTACGCGCTTAGCCTTAGACTTGCCGATAAAACGCTCCAAGTCCCATTTAACAAACAAGTCAAACTGCTTGCGCTTGCTATCTGCCACAGACGTGTCTGTTTCTGTTGTCCCATGCTCGGTAGGATTCTGCTCTGTACGTTCTGCAGATGTGCTGAGTTCCGTAGGACGCTGCTGTGCAGTGGATCCACCATTGAGGTCCATGCCAAGCAACTCTTGTATCGCCTTCCGCTCGCCAAGCATAATAGCAAGACTACCGGCTACGTCCACTTTCTTCTGGTACTTGCCGTTCACAACACCCTCGGTCTTGCCTTTCTTGAACATGTCGGCAAGCTCGTCTATCCACTGTTCGCGGTCTTTCAGAGCCTTCTCCAACATCTCGCGTGTAGGCTTCTCCTTGAATGTATTGAGCTTGGATAGGAACTTGTCATGAGCCTCTTCTATCATGAGGTCCATGCCTTTGCTCATATCCTCGTCCTTGTAGTAATCGTTCAGAACGACGGTCTTACCTGCCTTCAAGTCCTTAAACAGTCTGTCGGTGTTAACCTCGTGCAGCCCGGATGTCTTATCCTCGCCTTTCAGTTTCTTTTGCTCGCTCTTAACGTCCTCATCAGAAACATTGCTTGCTGCACGCTCCACATGACTCTCGTTGCTCACCTGCTCGGCGGTATCAAGGATAGACGGCTTAACCTCTTCGCCTTCCTTGCCAATGGTTGCCACGTTGAACTTGCTCACCGTCTCGTAGTCGTCCATCTCTGCGTCCAAGCCGTTAGAAGTAATCTCCGGCATATCACGCACACCATTGTAGAACGCTTTCAGATAGGGACGCACAACATCGCCCAAGTCGTTAATCATCGCCTTGCTGTATTCGGCAAACTTCTTAACGCCTCGGTCAATATACCCGGCTGTCAGCTCCAGTCCTATGGCAAGCACCTCAGGATCAACACCCATATTAAGGTTGTTGAGCTTCGCCCGCAGCCGCTTCTTCAGTTCCTCCATGCGCTCATCGCTCACAAGTCCGAACTGCCCCTCATTCTTTTTTTCGGTTTTTTCTTGTTTCTTTGGGGAAGATTGCTTATCTTTGCCAACAGAAGATGAGTTGAGCGGAAGAGTGGAAAGGCTTGCCGCCGCACCCTTGGGTGTCAGTATGAGGAGTTCGCCGCCCTCACGTTCAGCTTGTCTTTTTATTCTTCCGAGGTTTCTATCATCAAGACGGTACCACCCGACAACCTCCACGTTGTCTTTGTTCTCATTGACTTCAAGCACCGTAATCGGGCTTTCTTCGTCAACTTTTATGGCTACCCAATGGTTAGGACGCTTCTTAGGTTGAGTTCGCCCTACCAAATCTGTGTTATATAACGCCTCCTTTAGAATACGACGGCTCTCTGCTGGGGTAAATTGATGTGTCTTGGCATTCTTCTCAAAGATATTCTTCTTGATAATAACCGGCTTACCATTTGCGCCAATGGCCTTGTCTATATTCCGAGGAATGATAGGCAACTGAACGGAACGAAATGGTTTCGTGAAGTACTCATCTGTTATCTGGTCTATGGAAGATACAGCATCCCTTATCAACGTACCATCGGGCAGAATAGGATTACCCTGCAAGTCGGTTAGTTGTTCTTGCTGCTGTGCAGCGTCTTTCACGCTCTTATACTCGCTGAACGGCTTGGTCTTCCTGCGGCTGCTCTCAACCCACTTCTTGAAGTCTTCACGGCTCACCTCGGTAACAGTGCCTACTTTCCAACCGTCGGTGTACTGTCTCTTGTAAGCCTCAACAGCGGCTTCCTTCGATGGGAAACCGTACATCACCTTATGTTCGTCAAACTTGCCGGTCTTCTGGTCTATCTGGTCAACGACATACACATTGCCGCTCGTCGGGTTGTCGCTGAGGTACACGTCGATATGGTCGCCATCAACGCCCTCAGTACCCTTGATATAGCCGTAGTCATAGTGCATAGGCACACTCCAAGCCTTACCCGACGCGTCCTTGCCGCTCCGGGTACTGCCCTTCGGGTTCTCAATGGTGATGTCGTAGCCGTCAACCTTAATATGTCCTTTCTTGTAGTTGCCAGCCTCTTTCTGCTTCTCGCTCGGCTCGGTGTTCACGCCCTGCCGTTCGGCCTGCTTTCTTGCCGCCTCTGCCGCCGCCTTCTCCTCAGCCGTGCGTCTGTCCTCGTCCAACTTGCGCTGCTGGGGCACGCTCTGCACCTGCTGCCAGTACTTCTTCTGCGCCTCCAGCTCCTTCTTCTGCTCTAAGAGCGCTTTATACCCGTCAGCGTCATTGAAGTCAGCGTCGAAGTCGTCAGAGTCGTCAAGCTTCTTGATCTGCTTGTCCAGGCTCTTTATTTGGTCGTCTATCTTCTTAACGCGGATTCCAACCTTATGTTGTGTCCGCTTATCATCTTGATACTGCTCGTTAAGTGCGTCCCAGGTATCACCTGGCTCCGCCTGTTCCCAGTGGTGCACCGTCTTCGTGTTCCCCTTCTTGTCCGTCACCTGCTCGCTCGGTATGCGGTCAATGGCTCGCTGTGGCTGCCCATCTTCCCGCGTCTCAACCTGCTCCTCGCCTTCCGTGTGGTTCTGTGCCGTGCCCTTAAGGGCGAGGTCTGCGTCTGCCTCCGTCTCTGCCGGTTGCCCGGTCTCCGTCGTCTCGGTCTCTGTCGGTTGTTCGGTCTCTGTCTGTTGCTCGTTATCCGTTGTCTCTGTTTCCGTCTGTTGCTCGTTGAAGCTGGGTTCCGTAGGGCGCTGCTCCGCAGCGGCACCTGTTGTCGTAGCCATCTCGTACAGCTGGCCTGCCTGGAAAGGCTGCGCCACCTTCCCGTTCACGGCCTTGTCGGTCCTTACCATATATTCCCCCGTCACCGGGTCCACCTGCGTCACCACGCCGTGCACCGGCTCATCGTTCTCGTCCTTCACCCACACCTCGTCATTCATCTGCGGGTTCTGCTTGGGAGCAAGCCCGTCGATCTGGTCGGCACGCTGTCCGGCAAACTCCTGCCTGGCGGCTTCTACGGCCGTCTGCTTCTCCTGCTCGGGGTCAATAGGCTCGTCCACGCTGAGGATGTCGTCCGGGCTCACCATCTTCGTCTCACCCGTCTGAGGATCACGGATGACAATCGACGGTGAGCTCTTCGTCTTGTCCACCATCGTACCGTCCGCCATCATCTCCACGTGTCCGCTCACGATATACACCTGGTGCTCCGTGCCGTCGTCGTTCTTCACCTTCATCGTGGCAGGATGGATCATACCATCACCACCCTGATCAACAGGGTTCACGTGGCTGTCCACCTCGTTCTCCACGGTCTGCACTTTGTCGTCCAAGTCGTCCTTGGCACGCTGCATCATACCGTCGTACATCGCCTTAGCGTCCACATAAGCCTGCGCCTTCTGCTTACCGCGGCTCTCATCCTCCAACGTCGCCAATACTGCGTCAGGATCATCGTCCAGCTGCTGCACAAAGTCTTCTCCATACATCCCTGCAACGCCGTCACGTGCCTGCTCATAGGCCATCTTGATGTCGTGCTCCGTCGGCGAGGCTCCTTGCTGCCCCGTCTGCTGTTGTCCGTCCTGCGCCCCGCCATATACGGCGGAGTCACCATCCGACCCGGTAGCGATGGGTTCCGTAGGCTGCTGTTGAGCAGCGGCATCGTCCACGGCGTTGTACCCCGTGCGGTAAGCATCGTTGCGCGCTTGGTTTGCCTGACTCTCCTCATCACCGGCGTTGCTCGCCTGGGCAATATTAAAGCCTCGGAAGTTCGTAAGACCACGTACATAGTCCATTGCCGCCTTCTTTTCCTGAGCGCTGAGCTCGTTGTTCATCAGAATGCGCTTTGTCACCACGTCAGCCATGTGTCCGTTGTCCGTGTTGTCAAGCTCTTCTTTTAGTGGTACCCATTTATCCTTGGTCATACGGTAGGCTGCCACCTTGTCGGCCTTATTCATATCATGGCGAAACTTATAATACCCACCCATATGAATACCCATAGGAATGGCACCCATCAGCGCGCCCATGGTTGCACAACCAAGCCAAATGTCCGTATTCTGCTTTGCGTCTGTAAAGTCCTTCCAGGCGTCACTTGCATGTCCTGTCAGTGCGTCAAACAGTTCGCCTTCGTATTCCTCCAAAGCCTCCCCTGGTATGCCATTGTAGCCGCCTGTCTTCAAGAACTGGCTATACTGCTTGTACCACTCCTTATTACCAATTTGAGTAAGGAAATTCGATACCTTGCTAAGACCGATTTTCTCCAGTCCTTTCTTAGCCAGTCCGCCAAGAAGCTTTCCACCAGGAATGAACTCACCAAACATTTCGGAACCATTCTCACGTGCTTGTTCACGCTCGGCCGAGGCAAGAGCGTGCATCAGGCTCTGCTCATTCTCTATTTTATAGCCTCCCTTCTCATCACGAGTAACATTGCCGGAAGCCTTCTGTGCCATCAGTGCCGCCGTGCGTCCCATGCCCGTCGTATTGCTGATGACAGAACCTGCTGTGTGTGCACCTACGAGCACGCCGGTGGCTTTCAATGTAGCACGCGCGATCGTTTTTGGTATAGCCTTCAAAGCTGATTCACCAGCTTCTTTTGCAAGCATCTTTCCACCAATACCGGCAACCTTTCCTGCAATACCTTTGGCCATACCCGCACCACCTGGCATCAACAGAAAATCCTTCATGAAATCCACGCTGTTGGCCGTCATGCCTCCAGCCCTGCCCCATGCGCCATAATCTCCATACATCGACTGCACGGCATTGTCCGTATCGTTGGCTTTCAATACAGCCTCGGCCGCCTGTTCCTCGCGTGTAAGTGGCAATCCCTTCTGCCGTTTCTCATTGATAGCTTTGATATGCTTCTTTGCATATTCCAAAGCCGTTGCATCACGAAGTTCAGGCATACCATCTGCAAAGGTGTAGCCATTCATCGCCGTAGTGCCAAAAGAGTGCCAGAAGTCATTCATCTTTCCATTCTTCTTGTCCTCCAACGTCTGAATGGTCTGATGATTCTTGCGTGCCGCTGACATCAACTGCATATATTCCTCATCGTTCTCGTAGCCTTGGTGCTCCGGGTCATTGGCAGTTGCCATTGGATCAAGGTCAGAGTGTGTAGCCTTGCCCATATCTTCGAGGGCTCTGCGCCACCATGGCTTATCTTCAAGCTCTGCACGGCGTCTCTTTAAGGCCTCATCCAATCGATCTCGCTCAGCGTAGGCATTGTTCAATTGACCATCCAACGAGTTGTCATAGTTGTATTGATCAACAGCGTTCTGCTCAGTGTCAGCCTCAGCACGGTTGCCATACTCATTACCACTCTCTGTAACATAGGTTTGTCCGGGCTGCTCTTGTGGTGCCATATCCAGCACAGGCCGCTGTTCTGCCACCGTCCCGTCTGTATTTCGCTTCACCACCTTTGAGTTCTGTCCAAGATGCACGGGCTTCACCTTTAGTCCTGCATTTCCCTTGGCGTAGTCCATTTGGTTCTTGGTGCGTTGAATGGCTGCAGCGCTGCTGTTCACCATTCCTTGCGTATTATTGATGAAGCGAGCGCGCTCTGCCGCACTCATGCCTCCGCCTTGCCGCTTCGGTTTCGTCGGTTGTGTATATCGCTGCACCGCAGCGGCACCGCCAACTCTTCCGCCACCCTGACTTGTAGGGCTCGGCACGGCATGGAGGCCAAGACCATTCTTTGCAAAATCCTCATAGGAGTCATGGCCGGTAAAGCCATTGTCATGCATGATCTTCCATATCGTGTAACGGTTCTTGTATCCCTCCTGACCTGGAGCAAGCATTTTCTTGCGGAAGCTTTCTCTATCCTTGCTCACGATGCCACCCTGCTTGAGGTAGCTGTACAACTGGTCAATTCTATCTTCTGCCATATATCGTCGTTGCTTTTTCTTTCTGTAATCTTTCTTATTCTTTACTCACGCCATTAAAATCCTGCCGCCTTGGCTTGTGCAGCTGCTCTCGCCCTTGCCGAGCTCCGTTGCTTCGCGCCAGCCGTTCTGTGTGCTGCGGCTGTGCCGCGGCTCTGTGTGCCCTTGACCACCTTCGGCTTCTCCGAATGCCAGCCACTATGCGTCTTGGATGTCGAAGTGATACCAAACTTGTTGGATGAGTTCGTGGCATAGTCATCTTTGTATGTTCCGTTCTGCTTCGACATCTGCTTGGCAATGCCTTCCGTCTTAGCGTAATGGAGATTACCGTCCCTGTCATACCAGGGATAACCGCCAGAGCTTCCCTTGCCACCGCCCGAAGAACCGCCACTGCGTGCCTTCGCCGCCTGGGCGTAGTCCTTGGCCGCCTGAGAAGCCGCCGTGACGTTGCTCTTGTGCGCTGCCGCGTTCTTTTGGTTGGCAGTGGCCACATAGTTCTCGTGCTTGTCCTTGTTGAGAGTCTCGCTCCATTTGGCATCAGACTCAGCCTTCAACTGCTGTGCCTTGGCTCTCGCTGCATCAGCCTCAGCCTTCTTCCCTTGCTGTTCAAGGAGCTCTGCCTGGAGCTCCCATTGCTCGGCATCTTTCTTCAACTGGTAGGAAAGCATAGCGTTCTTGTTGTTCCAATACTCGTTCTCGCGCTTCTGCTTCTCCATGTCACCTGTCATCGCATATTGCTTCTGGTAAGCGTTGAGTAGTTCCTCGTGCCTTTTCTGCCGCTCTTCGTTCAGTTTGTCAAGACGCGCCTGGTAAGCGTCACTGAGCTTCGTCTTGGAGTCGTAGCCATTAGGAGCGCCCTTAGTGGTATAATAGAGGTTGGCCAGTGAGGACACGCCATCACCAATGGCCGCGATGATCTTCTTCCACTTCTCCCGTTTGAGCCGTTTCTTCTTCTCTTCGGGAGTCTCGTCAGGGTTTTCCTTCTTCACCTTCTCCAAGTAGTTATACAGCTGCTCGTTGGTGTAGTTTTGCAACTTCTGCGGATCCACGTTCCCGTCCTCGTCCAACAGCTGAGGGTTCGCCTTCTTGAAGCTCTCCGACCAGCCATCGCTCGGAGAGCTCTGCTTGTAAGGATGCTCCTTGTCAACCTGCGTCCCCGGCGCATAGGGTGTCACAATACCATCCGGGTTGTCATTTCCATATCGCTCCATGCCCTCCCACGTCGTCTGCTTGTCGCTTGGCGTTGGCTGTTGCGTCTCTGCCCCTGCCTTGCTCACGTCAGCCGCTTTTTGCTGCGTGGCCTGCTGCTGAGGCTGTACGGCCTGCTGTTGAGCTTGTGTGGCCTGCTGCTGAGGCTGCACGACCGGTTGCCCCGCCGGTTTAGCTTGTTGCGTCTGCGCCGTCGTTTGTGGTTGCTGGCCGTTCTGTGCGCCGCCATTCAGGATGGGGGTGCCAGGGGTAGTGCTGGGTTCAGTAGGCCGCTGCTGTGCAGCAGCTCCTGCTCCGACACCTGCCCCGGCTATGCCGGGAGCCACCCCGGGTATCGTTCTCCCGCTCTTTGTCACCCCAAGTATATCGTTCTTCGTTGACATATTCTATCGTTCTTTTTGTTACTGCTCTTTATCGAACAACCCCGCAAAGCTTCCAGCCGAGTCAGCCACGCCATTGGCCGCCTGCCGAATGTCCTGCGCCTGCTGTCCGTTTAGCTGGTTAAGCTGATTGTTCAGATTGGCTTTCGTGCTCATATACTGTTGCTCAATACTCTCCTTGCGTGCGTCAGCCGCAGCGTTGATGTTGCTCATCGTGTTTGCTAAGGCCTTGTTGTTAGCCTCCTTCTCAGCCGCGACGCTCTCATCAGCACCACCCATTACAGCTGCCGTACCTACCGCCTGTCTGTTACGATTCTTGATATTCTCTTCTGTTATCGTGAGCAGGCGCTGAGCATCGGCACGCTGTGTGGCATCCTCGTTGTAACGGCGGTCATACCAGTCCTGATTCTGGGCCATCTGGGTTTGGATGTTCTTCTTCATCTTGTTCCTTGCCCTGCGGGCTGCTATCCCGCCTATAATGCCCGATGCGGCCTTCATACCTGCCGCCACTGCCATTCCAATCATATCGTTCGAGTTTAAAAGTAAATATTTATAATCTGCCCACAAAGATAAATGATTATCTTTGTACCAATCTTTTAAATTTTTACTCTTGTGAAGAAAAAAATCACGGAGTAACAGAAAACTCGTGGAGGACAAAGAGATGGAAGAAGAAAAAAAAGCGAAAGGCCGCCCACCCGGATCTAAGAATAGGATTACAGCGATCAACAAACAGCTCATCACAGACCTGCTCTGCGACTACAGCAACAGCGGACTGATGATGGACGACTTCATGCGTCTGCCGCCCAAGGACCGTATTATGATCTCCGAGAAGTTCATGCAATACGTCATGCCAAAGATGCAGTCCGTCCAGGCTGACATGACCGTAGACGGGAAGAGAGAGACTTTGGCCGACACACTCAATAATCTCTCCAACCCGGAAGGTAACAACGGGTAAGACATCGTAGATTCGACACGCAGAAAGCCGCCAAATACCTGCCATGAGGTATCGGCGGCTTTTTCTGTTTCTTTACAAATTATTCCATTTTTCCCGTCCGGGATCCAACACAAGGCTAACACAAGATAACACATACGTATCTTGCTGTTTATCAGACCATTAAATGCTCTTATGTTACCCAAACTAACACATAGCTAACACATAAGCTAACACAAAACTAACACAAGATTTCGTCTCTTAACCGTCTTGTTTACAGATACTTACAATCTTGTGTTACTTCGAGCTAACACAAAAATAACACATGACCTAACACACATATATTAGATATAAGAATATTATTATTAATATACTCTCTATACGCGCGCGCGTGAGAAAACCGGGATGAAAAATTTTAGACAAACAAAATCACTCATGCGTCAGCCCCCTGTCAACCTTCTCCATCGTCCTGGCCACGGTATCGTCAAGCAGCTTGGCATACACCTGCCTTGTGATGCGTGTCGAGGAGTGGCCGAGGATCTTAGCCACCACCTCCATGTCTACACCATCGTTGAGCAGCAGCGTTGCACCCGTATGCCGTGCCCAGTGCGTCGTCAGCGGCTTGTCGATACCCGCTGACTGGGCAACGGCCTTCAAGTACAGGTTATACTTCACGTTGCTCACCACCGGCAACCGGTAGTCATACTTCCGCAGGATCTCCATGGCAGGGCGCAGCAGAATGAAACAGAACTCTATGCCAGTCTTCCCACGTTTGCCCGTATAGAGCTTGTGACCGTCCCAGTCACGGCAAAGCGTGAAGTCGAACGAGCAAAGATCGATATACGACAGGCACGTGTACGTCTGGAACACAAAAACGTCCCTCACCCGTTCCAGGCACTCCGACGGCATCCCGGCCGTTCTCAGCCTTTGCAGCTCCTCCTTGGTCAGGTGCTTCTCCAATGCATGACTTCGCTTGTCCTTGTCGATATGCAGCCATTTGTACGGATTGCGCCGCATGTAGCCCTCTTGTATAGCATCGAGGATGAACGAGTTGAGGAACCGGTGATAGTTGTTCCATGCGGAATATGCCTTCATGCCACGATTTCTTAGCTCAGAATCGAACAAAATGATGTTATGGTCGGTTATATCGCCAAAGTACTTAATCTTGCCCCACGCCTCAAAGAAACGCATAAAACGGGCATATCTCTCCTGGCTATCATTGGAACGACCATAACAGCGAACCTTTGCACGCTCGTGCGCAAACTCAATAAACGACTTCTCACCGTTCATAGAGCGCTGCAAGCGTCCGGGTAGCTCATCAAGCGCGAAGTTTCCTTCCTCCAGCATGTCGTTCACAACACGTCGCGCACTTGTCAAGATGATCTCCAAGCTTTTGTTAAGTTCCTGAGCATCTACGCGGCTCACAACCATGTCGTGCCGCCACTGCTTTGGAAGCACCCTCACGCCGGTTGAGACGAACTTCTGTCTGCCCTTGTACGTGATCCGCAACTCCACTGTAGCCTCTTTTTGGGGCGAGCCTACTTTTCTTCGGTCATACACCCATGCCAAGATTGGTAATCTCAT